CGTCAACATAAACACGCATTGCGCCGTTCAATGTACCAACGAACTTGGTGTTGGTTGGAGCTTCGAATGTGCCTTCTGTTGTGCGAGCAAATGCTGATGTGGTTGCTGATTGCAGAACTGTCAATGCGGCTGGGCTAACAACTGCCCAGTTACCAGCGCCACGACGTGTGCGTTGAGCGATTAGGTTTGCAGCACGGTTGATCAGAACTGCTAGAGCAGCGTGTTCATCACCAACGAATGTTGCTGTGCCTGAAACTGTTGATTGGTTGTAGTTGTAGGTGTTGCCACTTAGACTACGCAGACTTGCTAGAATTTCCTGGTCGATTTCAACAGTGATTTCCTGAGCCAAAGCAGCCATGATTTCTGCTTCAACGTCTAGGCCGTGCATTGATTGTGCATCCTGTGCTGCTTCGAATGTCCAACGTGCACTTAGCTTACGTGTCTTGGCTTCAACAACTTGCTTCAGGATTTGAACGTTGATCTTGCGACCTGGAACGCCTTCTAGACTACTTGTTGAACTGGCCAAACCTGCTGTGCCGTCGCCTGAGTAAGCAACAGCAACCTTGAATGGGCTCAGTGCTTCGTCGCCTGCTGTTACATCGTTTGATGTACCGTTGGCGTTGTTTGACTCAGCATAACGAACACGCAGAGTGTGAATCTGTGCAACTGGGCCTGTCATTGGTTGAACGCCGACGATTTCGTTAGCGATAACTGTTGGCATGACACGACGAATTACTGGCAGAATAACGCGGTTCAATGTTGCAACGTTACTTGACGCTGTTGCGCCTGTGGTTGCATTTTCCATCAAGTGTCTCTTGGTGTTTTCTAGAATCACGGCCATGGTGTTTCTACGAGTACCTTGCAGTCCTTCTAACAGGGCGTCTTTGGTCTCGTTCCAACGGCCTTCTAATAGTTGGTTTTTCATTTCTTATTTTTCCTTTAATAAAAGTGTGTACTACTTTAGCCCTGCTAAACGTTTGATCTCAATGACATTGTCATGATTTTCAACGCTTACACTAGCAGATTTATCACCAGTTACTTCTACACGCGACTCGGCCAGCATAGTCTTTTCAGATTTTTTAGCTGCCGAATTGTTTAGAACTGCTGGTAGATACTTGTCGTATGCAGATTGAAGACGGTCAGTCTGCACACCTTCCAGTAAGCTAGACATTACGTCTGCTTTTTCTTTGTTAAGAGGACCCAGCAATTCAGCCAACTTTTCTTTACGAGCAACAGTTTCTGTAATTACACGGACTTCTCTTTCCTTTGATTCAACCAATTGATTTTTCGTAGCTAGCTGTGCCTTACTTTCTGCCAATTGCTGATCTTTATGTGCAATAATAGCTTGTAGTTTGGCAAATTCACGGTTCTCATTCAGATGAGTAACTGCAAACTCACTAGCAAATGCCTCGAACAAACGACGACCAAACATGTTCTCGCGAGCACTTTGGATGTCCTCTTTCAATTGAGTTATTTCTGAGCCTAGATGTTTTGTTACTGTTTCCTTGACTAGCTTGGCACTGCGTTTGACAAAAGCTCGTTGCATTTCAGCTATTTTGATTTGAGCTTCTGCAACCAGTTTAACTTTGGTTTCAACCACAGCACGTTTGTCTTGATCAAACTCTTTGATTTCTTCAGCAAGTGCGTGGATCACAAACTTCTCAAGTTTAGCAATAGCTTCCTTTTGAATTTTACGATCAGCACGCAATTCTTTGATTTCTTCAGACAGTTTGCCAACTAGGAAGTTATCAAACTTGCCTGCACTTTCAACCATGTGCTTTTGAAACTTCACACGATCTTCAGCAAGAGCTCGTTTCTCACTGGCAAACTCACTGAGTTCAGCAGTAAGGCTTTCAGTAACCATTTTGTCTAGAGCTTCAACCATTACAGCCTTGTCATGTTCATAGCGGCCAGCAAATTCTTCACGCAATTCTGCGCGGATAATTTCACGTGCTTCAGTCAACTTTGATTCCCAGGCCTCGTTTAGTGCAGTCTGAGTATCTTCATTGATGATGCCACTATCTAACAATGGTTTGATAGCATCTAACATTGTGATCTCCTATTTAATTTTCAAATCTTTAATTAGACTTGTTACAGCATTTTTCAAGTACTGTTGTACTCTTTGATCTGCGCTGGCTTCACGGGCCACCTCGAATACCCGGTGTCCACCACGCATGTTCATTAGCCCTTCGTAAATGGCCTTGGGGTATGCATTGGGTGCACTAGGTTGCGCAACTACATCCACAGTGACTATTTCAAAGTCACTGACCTTGCCGTCTGCCTCGTTAACGTTTCCGCTGCCGCGACTTGATACGCCAAGTTTGACTCCACTTTCCAGCATGGTCTCAACTAGTTTGCCCATGGGGGTTGGTAGAATCTTGAGTTTACCAAAACCGTTGGGGCCATCCATCCACATTTCTGTGATCATATGGCTCACACGGTCCAGGTTAATTTTCAAATCATCTGGATGATCTACTTCGCCTAATACGCTGTAGCCACCCTTGATTTGTTCGTTGATGCTGGTAACAGCACTGCTAATTTCATCCACTGGGTATATTCTTTCATTGTGATTTTTAACACCACCCTGAATGAATATACCCTTCATGTAGAGATTCTTACTCTGACCGTCTGCATGACTTTCTCTCAGAACTTCCATTCTGGCATGGTCAAATGTTAAATTTTCTCTAAGATACATGGACATGGATGTTTCCCGAATTAACGTACTTTACCACCAACCAGACTCTTGTTACTGACTGGTAGTTTGCCGTCAGTGGTCTGACCTTCGGCACCCTTGTTCTTTTCCCAGCTGGTTTCTTTGTGACCGTAAAACTTGTCAGCACCGTGGCCACCTGGCTTGTTGACATTGCGCTTGGCAACATCTAGTTCCTGTGCTGGCTTAACGAATCCACTGGCTTTGCCTGCAGGGCGTTGACCGTCTGGAGCAGGATTAGCTTTGCCTGTGGCGATGTTCTTGGCTGAGCCGCCCATGTCATTCTTGCTGGCGACGTTGCTTTGCTTGTTGATGTTGGCTGATTTGCCACCGCGACCAACTTCACCACCTTCGGACTTCTGACCAGTGTCACTAACACGCTCGACGTACTCGCGGACTAGTGTTTCGTCTAGTTCTTCGTCTTCTTCTGAATCTTCTTCTGAATCTTCAGCTGATTCATCTTCATCACCGTGAATGCCTGGGTACATTTCTTCTTCATGCTCTTCACCAGCCATTAGTTGATCAAATTCAGCCTTTAGCTCGTCTAATGCATCTTCAAGATCCATGACACGGTCTTCCAACGCCTCTTCACCACCGACATCGGCGTGGTGATCCATTTCATCGCCCATGTCCATATCACTGTCTTCGTCGCCCATGACCAAATCATGATCCATGTCATCGTCTTCTTCTTCGCTGATACCTTCCTCGTCCATCTGAACGTCTTGCATCAGACCTTTGACAGGATTGCCACCAACTGTCTCATCCATTTCTTCTTCATCGTCCATGATGCTTTCATAGATGTCACGTGACTTTTCAACAACAATTTCATGGAATAGTTCACGAGCACGATCTGATTCATCATTGATGATGTACTCAATTAACTTTTCATACTTGTTCATAACAACTCCTTTAAGGTGTATAAAGTACCCAAGTTACTATTTCAAACTTAGATATACAATTCGTATGTAATATTATTTACATATTCTGATAAAAAATTTGGTTAAATGCGTGTTTTTCTAAGTATTTTGGCAGAATAACTAGATTCCTGGCCCGGCTGGTGCTGCCGGTTTGTATTGTTGCTGCACTTGTTCTAGATTTTTTTCATGCTCTAGCTTGCGCACATCGTTCATGATGCGTAGACGATTTATCTGTCTAAGAGTGATTTTTGTCTTTCTTAGATCGCTCAATCGCATGACAGTGTTATCGTCCTTCTCAGTTCGATAACCCTTCATATCATCATCAAAAATTTCCATTAGGTGCATATAGTTATTTACTAAAAATTTTAAATTCCAGGTGCTGCACCTGGTGCAGCCGGTACGGCTGCGGGAGTGTTGCCTGCCACTGCTCCTGCTTCTGGTGGCGCCATATCAGCTGTCATTTCACCTTCTGCTCCAAGTTCTGGCATGGCTAAATTGTCCATGTCCTGTTGTATACCTGCGTTAGTTACTCCCACTGCACGCAGACCTGCTTCACCTGCCGGGGCTTTTTCAGCAGTTTGGTTTTCTTCTGCCCAAAGTTCGTCATTCTCTTGCATTTCTTCTTCATTGAGATCCAGATAGCGTTTAAGTAGGAATCTTTTACTGAGATAAGGAATCTGTTCCAATTGAGTAAATGCTTGAATGCGAACGGCGTCCAACTCACCCTGGCGATATCTGGCAAAGTTTTGTGGTTCGTTAAATCTCAATTCAAATAACTGTCCATCAATGTTGATGCCGCGCCAACGCATGAACATTTTGAATTCCAGATCCAATTTTTCCACAATCATAGTCTGCAGACGTTTACAGTACTGATTGAAACGCCATTCCTGAATCAATGCAGTTGTGGTGCGACCATCATTATAGGCCTGAGTACCATCATCTACACCTTGTGGCAAGTAACTGCTAGGAATACGCAGGCCTCTGAACAGCTTGTTGGTGAAGAATCTCAAATCGGTGATTTCGCCCAGATTTGTACCGCCTGCTAAGGTATCTACACTTGACCCACGACCATCAGCAGTAACTGGGAAGAAGTAATCCTCGTTAGTTGACAGTGGATTGTAAGTGGCATCCATCATGTTGACACCACCCCCGGTTTGAGTAGGGATACGACGTTGATGTATTTCGTTTTTGATGCGGTCCACAAAGGCCATGGCCATGTGCGTGGGCATGTTACCCACGTCAATTTTAAAGATTCTACGCTCCGGTGCACGTTGTATGCGGTAGATGATGATGGCGTCTTCCAACAATTCTTTTTGTTTGAAGATTTTAAACACCGATTCTAACACGCTGTTACCAAATGGCCAGTTTAAATCCAATCCTTCTGTTAGGCTCAGATGCATGACATGCTCGGCGTTGATGACTGCTTCATTTTGTGCATGACTGAATCTGGAACCGCCACTATAGGGCACATTTGGCTGCGTATAAGCTCCGCTAGGGCCGCCTACTTGAGGATGGTTGACATAAGTGTCACTGGCACTGACCGCAGTGGCAGTTAAATTTTGGAAGTTAATATTGAGATCTTTTATGAGATACTGCTCAGGCTCTTTGCCGTCAGCTTCATTGACAATGACCTTGACCACCTTGTGCATTTCGGTCCAGTAGAGCTCGAACGTTTCAGGATCTCTGAGAAACACTTGATCACCATATTTGATGGTGTTACGGAATAATTTAAATAGGCGTTTGTTGAGTTTGTTTAGGTTAACCCACTGCAGCAACTGATCTTTGAGAATTTTAACTTCATTGTCGGTGGGTTTGTCTTTGAAATGTAGTTCAAACCCAGTGCCATTCTCAGTATTGATTTGAGTACAAAAGTCAGCAATGATATCCAAAGCAGCATTGATTTCCGAATCCATGTCCATTTGCTCGTATTGATTGTAACGTTCAACACGATTAGGATGGCCGATGTAAACTTCTGGCAATTTGCTGGCAAAATTGCGATATCCTGGATCAACAGTCAGTGACCCACTAGTACCACCATTGATGGGACTCATGTTACCACTGACGTTTGCTGTTTTAAAATACTTTTTCCAGGCCATAGATTATCCCACTATTCAGATTATATATTTAACAAATTAATAGGATGCTGTTAATATATCTCGACTAACTCGGTTACCGCGCTGTTGTTCATTGATAAGGTTTCTAGTTAGACTAGTCTGTTCTTGCATGGCTGTAAGTTGTTGTTGCATCAGATCCACCATTTCTTTATTACTGTCAGCAATGTTACTGGCTGCTTGTTCTGGAGTAACAGTTTGCCCGGCTGCCCGATCTTGCTTGAACTGTTCCACTAGGTCCTGAATTTGTTTGGAAAAATCTTCCATTTTTAGATTTCTAGTGTCTTGGAAGGATCCCAAAGCATTGACTTTTTCATCTCCCAGATCGTATGTGGTGCCGTAACCCAACAATTCCTTCCAGGTTTTGGTATCAGTGATGGTGCCGCCACCAGCCTGTGTAAATGCTCCTAATTTTTCTGCCATGGCCGCAACAATACGCAGGTCTGTTCTCATGGGGCCTATGTTGAGTCCGCTAAATTCTTTCAATCCTGGCAGCAATTCTTTTTCCATGCTCATGGCCAACTGAACTGATATGGGTTTACTATCTGCCATCGAATTTTTTATACTTGCCGATATTTGATTAGCAATAGCTGCGACACCAGAAAGATCTTTTTCTCCTCGGTCTTGAGCGTTGATGTTAACCGGGATTGTTTTGCCGTCAGGTAGCGGAACCACTGCTTCTGGCCCGGATTCCCCAGCTATGGACACTCCTGTCGTAATACCGCCCGACGCATATCTGGGAGTATCGCCAGATAACGTTATAACTTCATGGGCTTGCTTACCAGCAGCGGCGTATCCTCGAGATTTTGAATATTCCTCAAACCCTTTGGTTCGATACTGTTCTTCAATTTTCTGACGCTGCTCATCTGTCATGGCCACGTTGCCGTGAATCATCGAACCCAAAGCGCCGTGTTTTTCTCGGTTTAGTCGTGACTGTTCCTGAGCCATGGCAGCTTTCAAACCCTGATCATAAATTTCTTTGGCTTGTTTGGCTTGATCTGCACGTAATTCTTTGTCGCTTGCTTCCTGATTTGCTTTCTCTAGATTTTCGTCACCGCCGATATTGAAATTTCTGGACAGTCGTCTGCCCAGCCAATTCATGTCTTGTTGCTTCTCCAGTTCATCTCGTTTTTTTTCTGCTTCATTGGCAGCAGTTTCAGCCTGATCTACTTGTTTGTCCTGGTCGGTCTTGATGGCTTTTTTACCAAAACCCATCTCATCCATCATGTCCTGGACACCTTTGAGCATTTGGGCGGAAACAGCAGCAAAGTTTGTAATGGCTGGAGTCAAAGTTTCTTCTAGGGCCACTTTTAATTTTTGTGCTGCCTTTTCGGCATCAACAACCGAGTCGGTCAGCCCATCAGTGGCCTCTTTTTGTTTTGCGGCAGCTTCCTCTGCTGCTGTGATGCCTTCTGCAGTGAATTTTCCAATTTGGGGCAGCTCGCGACCCATTGCCTCTGACAACTCACCCGCCGCACCGCCAACGCCAGCCAGACCGGCCTTGCCTATGGTGCTACCAAACGCCAGAAGTTCTCGTTGATTCTGTTCGGCATGCTTCTTTTGATTTTCCAATGTGCGGCGACCATCCAACACACCTGCTCGGGCGTCGCGGACCTGATCCTGGGTAAATTGTGCCACGCTGGGCATTTGCGCAGCCATCTGAGCGCCAGTTTTGTTTATGATAGTCCCAAACACCATCATGTCAACAAAGTTCTTTCTCTGTTGATCAGTCATGTTCTCCATGGCCGATTGAATACCAGCACGTTGCTCGGGGCCCATTTTGGCAAGTTCGGCCTGGAACGCAATATTAGCCGAAGCTTGTCTGGCTTCGTCTTGACGTTTTTTGGCATCTTCTCCGGTGATGGCAGCAATGACTCTTAGATTTTCAGCATATTTTTGCGTCTGTTCAGCAACCTGTGCTTCTGTGGCTCTAAGTGGACCGGCTGCACTGCCACGCATGGCCTGCATGACATCAGCCACCAATGCACCTTGTTCTTCGAAACCATATCCCAATTTCAATAGAGATTGCTGCATTTTGCCACCACCAGCAGCCATCACCTTGCCAGTGTATTGGGCCGCTTCAGCCACACTCATGCCCGAGCTGGCCAGTTGTGCACTAGATCCCTTGACCACCTGGCTGAATTGTTCCACTGTTAGCCCGGCGGCATGTGCAGAGGCGCGCATGCCTGTCATGCCATTGGCAAACATGGTACCACTGGCGCTCATGCTATTGAAAGCTTTGACTGTCTTTTCTACTTCTTTGGCTGCAACTTCAACACCAAATTTGGCAACTTTTGCAGCAACCTCTCTGGCGGCATCGGCAGCGGCACCCAACCCCGAAACAAGTGCCCCGGCGCCTGCAACCAATGGGTTCATACTACTGGCCATGGCAGTGCCTGCAGCAGTCATGCCTTTGGCTGCAACGCCGGCACCGGCACTGGCTACATCAATTGCAGTGCTCATCAGCCCAGCAGCTAACTCAGTGCCACTGGCATTGGCCTGGAGTCCTTTAACAAATTGACCAGCACCAGTGACCAGACTTCCAGCAGCATTTTTAGCACCGGTCCCTAGTGTCTCACCAAATTTTTCCCATTGTTCTTTGGCATTTTGTTGATGTGCTTTTTCGGCCAGTTCTTTCTTCTGATCAACTAATTTCTGTATTTCAGCCGAATCTTCCTGAGCTTCGATGGCCTCTTCAATGGCAGTGTTGAGTTGCCTGAGTAGGCGCTGTTGGTCTGTGAAACTGGATTCGCCGCGACGCACTTCCTTGCCGATCTTAAGCATGGCATTGGCAAAGTCATCGCTTCGCTTTCTGGTTACTTCTGAAAATTTGGCGGATTCCTTTTCTACTTTTTTAAAGGCATCGACCAATTTCACAATTTCAGGGCTGGCCGCACCGAATCGATCAATAAGCTGTTTGAGGGATTCGCCAAATTCTTCTAGGTATTCTTTGGAAACTTCAGCCATGGTGTTTTACTTTCTTGGGTTCTTGTAGCCATAAATATAGATATATGGCATCATCAATTATTTATAGGATTTCAAACCATGGAATTTAGACCGTTGGACCAAACTGGTTCCACCACTAACCCCTTAGCTAGACATTTTAGACAACCAGCAATTTATTTCAAATTACCTAGCCAGGGAGCGCATTGGCCGGCTAATGCCTTAACACTGCCAGCACACGGCGAAATTGGCATCATGCCCATGACCACTCGAGATGAAATCACCCTAAAAACACCAGACGCATTATTAAATGGACAAGGTGTGGTCACAGTGATCCAGAGCTGCTGCCCAGACATCAAAGATGCTTGGCAGATGCCCAGTATCGATGTAGATGCCACATTGATTGCCATACGCATTGCCAGTTACGGCAATGAGATGGATTTTGAAACCACTTGCCCACATTGCAAGACTACTAATGAATATGCCATCGATCTGAGTCAAGTTCTAAGCAACATACAGGCACCAAATTATAATGTTCCATTGGAAATAAGTGGCTTAAAGATCACACTAAAGCCTCAACCATATGCCAGCGCCAATAAAACCAATATGATTGCTTTCGAAGAACAACAGTTGTTGCGTAGTTTGGGGGATATCGAAGATGATCCCGACGCGGCCAAACGTCAATTTGAGCAACATCTAAACAAAATCATTGAATTGAATGTGGGGTTACTCAGCACCAGTACTGCTTCCATCATTGCTGATGATGGCACAGTGGTTACCGATCAGCAATACATCAATGAGTTTTTCAATAATGCCGAAAATCGAGTGATTAAAGCTGTTCAGAAACGTCTCAAGGAATTGGCAGACGAAGCGGGAATTAAACCTGTACAAGTTACATGTCAGACCCAGGAGTGTCAGAAGGAATTTCCTGTCAGCATAACGTTCGATTATTCAAGTTTTTTCGCCTAAGGCTCTTAACGCTGGATCCCAACGCAGTCCAGCAGCTGATTGACAGTTACGAACGAGACGTAAGAGCCTATAAAGATGATGCGTTGAGACTATGCTGGTACATGCGTGGTGGGCTGAGTTATGACGATGCCATGTTATTGTCAACAGTTGATCGAGAATTAATCAGTAAGTTAGCCAAAGACAATTTAGAAACAACTAAAAAGTCCAACATGCCATTCTTTTAAGATGTACTTCGTACATCTGCGTTTTCGCTTGCGCTCAACGCTTTTTTTCCAATCTAAACACAGTGAATAGCTTTGTTTTACTGTGCTGCTTTTAAGTGCTTTATCTAGATTTAGGTCATACTTCACCTATCACAAGGCAAAGTATGTCAGAGACTTTATCTGAGTTCTGCATCATACTAACTAAAAGAGATTTATACGTGCTAAAAGTACAATTTTCATTGAAAACGTACTTGCTAGCAAGCATAACGGAGGCGGTCAGCCGGTACCCCCTACTCTAGCTTCATCTGGCGGACAACAAACATAGCCGTAGTTAGCCAACTATGTCCATTGCATGGGTTGTATCTTTTTCACAGTGCCCACATCTTTGGGTTTTTACACCTAGTGTCCTGCATGCCGTCTCTGACAAGGTCTAGTCCTTGTGTTCCATGTGCGGCCATTACGCGAGCACAATCACCTGAGACACAGCTTACGCTGCAACAGTGGCTAATTGTTTACTGCAAAGTTCTGCAAATTTGTTGCTATTTAATTCAAAAAATAGATCCATGTCCATGATGAACCAGTGACCATGATGTTGTGTGCCATAATTGAAGTGCCGGGTCAAGAATAAATTGGTGTGATTGGGTTGTGCCTGAAATGCTACGTATCGACCTTTGCGGTTAAACTTCATGAACAGTATGTTGAAATCGCCTGTGTCAGCTGCATCCATACACTGTTCAATCCATTGATCTAAAATTTTAACTGAGCCTTGAAATAATTGATGAAAGGGAAAATCTTTGTAACTCTTGCATTCGGCATTCAATGCTGAGAAACTTTCACCGGGAACAATATCACCTTTGAAACTGCGAATCTGCCCCTGATGCAAGAATTGTTTTCTGATGTTGTTGGTACCGCCCACATAAGCCCCTGACCCTGGAGCGCGAATAAACGTCTCGCCAAACTGTTGAGTCAGATAACGGGCGACTTCGCGCTCCCAACTGCTGCCTTTGGCTTTCTGTGGACTGGGCATTATAATCCTAATCTTTCAATAAGTTGCGGTAATTTATCAATAAACACTGGATTTTTATAATTGTATTTTTTAACAGGAAAATTATTCCAATGGGTATTTTCCCAGCTACAAAATCCCTTTGTATCATTAATTAGCCAATCGATATCTCTTGACTGTTTTTGCAAAAACATTTGCTGCGGTCCTAACAAAAACGGCACGAAATCACTTGAATCAGTGAACTCTACCAAAGCCTGATGAACTCCAGGGTATTGATAATCGTCAATCATGAGAATTCCCAAATTGTCAAAATGATTTTGTATCAATGCAGTTTCTCTTTGTACCGCAGTATAACTATGTTCTCCGTCGATGTTGATAAAATCATAACTGCCAGACAAACGCAACTCTTCACTGCCGCCTGATCTAAAATTCACAGTTTTTGTAAATTTCAAAATTTTTGAAAGAACATCATGGTCAAATGTAATATCACATGCTGTTAATTTGGCATCATGGTGGCTGGCTTCATATAATATACTGAAAGTTAATCCTTCGAAATAGCCTATTTCCAATAATTTTTTAAATTTGTATTGATTTATTAATTTAAAAAGGACTATTTGATCCAAGGGATTTCTAGTGACACTGCCTCTGAAGTGATGCGATTTACCATAGGCGACAGTGTCACTAAATTTCATTTAGCAGACAGTGAGTTTTTCTTTTCTTGAATTTCGGCGCGGCGAACCTTGGCCAGCTTGCCTAGATCTCCCAGTGCGGCACGGGCCCGAGCACTTGCTGCCTTGACACCTTTGACTTCAAACTTTTCGTTCTCTGCTAGGTATGCTTCGTATGCTGCTACAATTTGTTCGTGTGTGGTTGATTCCATTTTATACTCTCCTTGTGATTTTATTTAATGCAAATGTAATTTGTAGAAAATTATTTTACTTCCACATCAGTGTTGTAGGTGGTAAAGCCATTTTCTTTGACCACTGTCATGATGTTGTTGACTCGGCCGGCCAATTCATCCTTGTGACTGACCAACCAGATGCTCTTTTGAGCTTCTCTGCTCATGCGTTTGAGTATGGCCAGTGCATTTTCCACACCACTGGTGTCCATGCCCGAATCTATCAGCTCATCAATAAACAACAAATTGATGGGTTGATACAATGACTCCCAAACATCGCGGAATGCCCAGCTCAGACTCAATATCAGACGATTGCGCTCACCTCGACTCAAATTGTCAAAATCCAGTTCGCGACCCAGTTCATTGATGTTGACTGACAAATCGTTTTGAAATGTCACGGTATGCGGTAGTCCAATTCTTTCCAGATATTGCCCCAATCGAGTGTTGAGATAACTGAGATTCTGATCAATGATTCTCTTACGAATAAACGAGTCTTTGTTGGTCAAGAGTTTTAACAGAAATTCCTGATGATCCCGTATGCGATTGAGATCATTGATGATGCCATAGTCAATTTCAACCAGCGCGGTCTGTTGCATTTCCAGAATCTGTTCGGCATATGGATCTATTTCTGACTTCTTGGTGTTGAGTTGTTGTTGAAGATTTGTCACTGTGCTGCGATGATGTATGGCATCTTCTTCTTTGCTGTAGAATACCTTGGGTTCAATGCCCAACTCCCCCAGGTCCTGAACTGCTTGACTCAGTTGCTGTATTTGTTGTTGAGTGTCGGATAAATGTGCAAGTTCTTCCTGCAGACTCTGTTCCTTGGCCTGCAGCACTTCCTGATGTTTGGCATCGTGTATGTCCTGTCCACAGGCATAACACCGATGATTTTTTAAGTCTGTGATTTCTTTTTGTAATTTTTCAATGTTGCGTTGTTGTCGTGACTGGTCAGATTCTGCTCGAGCGATGAATTTATTAAGATCGGTGAGATCTCGAACACGCTGTCGATACTGAGCCAACTGTTGGTGTGCCAGTATTTCGGCGTCAATATCCAACGTCAGCAACTCATCTAACGCCACCTGTAATTTGGCAACATCTTCCGTATGCTTGTTCTGCCACAAGGTCTGCCGTCGAATCTGATTTTCTATTTGCTCTTTAATTTTAGTGTTGGCTTCAATCAAGGCCTTGATGCGATATTCTTCTTCGGTGATGGCATCTCGTGTCTGTTTACTTTGCTCTTTGAGACTTTCTGCCTTTTCACTCAGCAGGGTGATGCCCAACAGTTGTTCGATAATACTGCGTTGATCATTGGCTCTGAGATTCAGAAAGGGCTCGGTGTAGGTGTTAAGTGCCACAATGTGCTTGAACATGTCGTGACTCATGCCCAACAGACGCTCAATCTCCTGTTGTGTTTCTCTGCTGTCGCCCTGACTGTTGTCGTCTTTGCTCTCTTGTTCCTGATCTCCAATGTAGAACTTTAGCACATTGGTTTTTCGGCCGCGCTCAATCCTGTACTCTATGCCATTGACTTCAAAATCAATAGTCACTAACATGTTTCGGGCATTGGTTTTGTTGATCAAATTATCTTTGCGGATATTGGTCAAAGCATTGCCGTATAATGCATAGCTCAGGGCATTGATGATAGTGGTCTTACCGGTGCCATTTCTAGCACCTGTATCATCACCGCCTAGGTCAATGTTTTCCCCCAGCACCAGTGTCAGATCCCGACGATCAAAATTCACCGCCTGTGTGGCATTGCCCACACTCATGAAGTTTTTAACTGTGAGGTGTTTTACTTTAAACATAAATGATGGTGTAATAGTTCAGCAAGTTTTTCGTGACCTTGTTCTAATATATGTCCATTGGGTCCCACTGGACAACTCAATGATAATTCTGCTATACAAAATTCATTCCATTTATAAAATTTTGTTGTGTCAATTAAACTAATATAATATTGTATTTCTTCATATTCTGCAAATATTTGATCGTCATTCATGATTTTGAAATTGATCAAAGGTTTGACTTGATTGATGAAATTTGGCCAATCAGAAGACCATGACTTTAGATGGTTTTCAAATGTGTTCAGCATCAAATACTGACTGTTGTTGATTTCCAGCAATGCTTGCAGTTGGATGATTTGTTGTAACCATAATTTAAATGAAAAAAGTTCATTGTACCAAAATTTATAGAGTCTTTTGCCCCAATCAGCATAAAATTTTTCTTGACCGTAAAAGGAGTGGGTCAGAGATGGGTTAAAGTGTATGCTAAAATTATTATCTGATTTGTAAAAAGTAAACCGAGCATTACTGGTCCATGCCAAAATATATAGATCGTAACATTCTTTCAAATTTTTTATTGTTTGATAGATCAGTCGTTGGTTCGATCCTCCCGATTCAGCATCGTTGAACACATTAGTGGCATTTAGTTTGTTGCCCAACAACACCGGCCATGCACTTTTGTTGGGATCAGTTAATTCGTCACCGTAGGTAAATGAACACCCATTGGTATAGATTTTCATTATAGATGCCGATAAATGTCTAGTAGAATTTTAGAATCGTAGTGTTCGCTGGCAATATTGGTCAATTGATTGGTGACAATGGTGTCCACGCTTTCAAATGCAATATTGCCAGCAGCACCGTCTGAGCTTAGGTCTAGATTTTTGTTGGGCACCAAAGTCATTTCTCTGAGACCATAGGTGCCCACGAATGTTTCCTTGATAAAAGTTGATTCTTCGTAGGTGATATCAATATCAATATTAACACGACAGTGCATGTTGGGCAACAGCAACTTTTCAGGAGCTTTGAGCACATCACTGAGACCATAGACTCGGTAACGGGGTTGGTTGGGCCAAGCATGGTATTTTGGCTCCTGACCCCATTCCAAAATCATCATACCACGCTCATCATCTCCGGCATCGGCATAATTGTGTGGAAAACAATTGCCAATGTAGGTGATGTTGCCACGCTGCTGTCGTTTGTGGAAATGCCCAGTAAACACACGTTCTACTCCGTTGAACGCGTCCTCTTTGATTTCGCCATGATCCGGCATTTGTACCATGGCATTCATGTAAAAGTGTGGCAATTCAAAATGCCCAAACATATATTTGGCTTCAATCTTGCCCAGTTTCTTGTGATCATCGCCCACCAACCAAGGCACAATACTGACATCGCCCTCGGTGTAGAAGTCGTTGACGATCTCAATATTGGGAATATGCCGGGCCCACTCGGCTGATTGTATATCACGTTTGTCTCTGTAGTACAAATCGTGGTTGCCAGGAATAAAGAACACACGATCAAAAGATCGACCCAACAACTCCAATGCTGCGAGACTGTAGTTGAGTGTGACTATGTTGATGGACGCACGATTGTTGTGCCAGTCACCTGTGACAAAACAGGTATCGCAGTCTTCTGCCTTAGCGGTTTCTATAAACCATTTGACAAAGCTAAGACAATCGTCGTTGTGTGTCTGACTGTTGCTCTTTAATCCAAAGTGAATATCAGTTAAAACAGCCGCTTTCTTAAACAAGTTACTCATCGTAATGGCCGCCGCCCCATTCGTTTTGTCGGGTATAACTGGGATTATAGTTGTTCATTTCCAGGATGTCATCTCGGATGTTCTGGTTGCGTTTTTCTATATTCAATACTCGAGTAAAACTGTTGGTAATAGCAGCGGTATAATAAGCAAAGGGATTCTGTGATTTTGATTCATCAAATTGTAGACCAATCTGACTCAGCTGCAGCAAGGCCTGACTGCGCATCTCGTCGTTGTAGGTATAGCCTCGCCAGTTGCTGCGTGTGGCATAACGTTCACACAGTTTGACAAACATATGAGCCAATTTGGGTGTCATTGCACCATGATCTCGACTGAACATGCCAGATTCCAAATCGCCCATCCAGTGGCTCCGGCCCACCAACACGGGCTCTAGATCTTCTGTGACCTTGTAATGTTGAAATGGTGGAAAGTTGACCTTGACATATTTAGAAGGTCCGCGTATCTGTGCAATGGGCTCGTCGTATTCAGTTTCTGCCAACTCTTCTTCGTATTCTTCTTGTGCTTTGGCATCCGACTTGCGTTGTTTGACTTCGTCGATGGGCACATGATCCCATGTCATGACTCTAAACACCACATCAGTGACTGGAATGTCAGTGGCTGCCGCTATTAGGTCGTCCAATTTGATTTTGTTGCCCTGAGCCAATTCCATATCCTGCGCTTCTTTGGCCAGTCGCTCGGCTCGCGCCTTTCTGGCTTCGGCAACTGATTTTTTATTGATTTTGCTGACAGATTCAATAATTAAATCATAATTAGCTACATCAGGTGTGGTAAAACTACAGTAAGTGATTTTGCTACGGTGTATTTCTTTTAGTATGTCTTTATTGTTTAAGTAGTTGACCTTGCGCATTGGCAAATGTTCCTTTTAACAACTACTATTATATAGCCAATAAATATCTAATAGCAAAAGGTTTATCTATCAAAATGGCAATCTTCCTTCCAGATTCCCAAGTCGCAGATCCCGCCACCGGTCACACGGTGAGTTTTGGCTCTTTGTCCAGAGATCAGCAAGCGTCGGTCATGGAACAGCAATATGCCGGAGAACGAGCTGACTTTGGCCCCACAGCAGGCAGCGTGCAGCAGGCTGACTCTGCTGCTAATTTAGATCAGCAGACTGGTAATTACTCTGCAGCAGCCACCACCAATGGTGGGTTTGTGGTAGGCGATGACGGCACAGTTTACGCACCATCGGGTGCAGTGAATGGTCGGCTTACTGGTTTTCCTGATGCCGCTGACGGCACTACCACCTACTTTGGCGGCGGCGCACAGGACGCATTCACTGATACCTATTATAATGACGCTGGATCAGAAATGGGCACCACCACCAATTACGGTGAAGCACCAGATACATTTAATCCCGACTGGCACCCCGATGCAGATAATACTGCTGCACTGACAGATCCGGAGGCTGCCAGAATGGATTCCAATGGATTACCGCCTGGCGGGGAACTGCCGGGTGCAGCAGAGCCCACAGTGGCATTTCAGGGTGCAAATGATCCAGGCCCTGGCCCAGCCGATACTGACTGGCGAGTTCGCATCAGTTTAGCCACCGGCGCCAACATATTCTACAAATCCACAGGCAGTGACCAAAATGAGCTCATGAAGCCATTGGTTGAAACCAACGGAGTCATATGGCCGTACACTCCTCAAATCACTGTGACACATTCGGCCACTTATAATCAGGCCAGCCTCACCCACAGCAACTATCCGCCAAGTTTTTACAGTCACAGTGAAGTTCAGGAAATACAGATTTCCGGCGATTTTACAGTGCAAAGTCAGGATGAAGGTCGCTATCTCATGGCAGCAGTTTATTTCTTCCGCGCGGCCACCAAAATGTTTTTTGGATCCGGTGCCAATGTGGGCAATCCTCCTCCAATGGTGTTTTTAGATGGCTACGGCAGTCATTATTTTCCGCATGTGCCATGCGTGATTACCAGTTTCAGTCATACATTACCAGCTGATGTAGATTACATTGATGTTGACATCACCACATCAGAAGTAGTGACCACTTCGACCGGTCCAGCAAAAAATGTCAGCATGAACGGCAGCATCAGCAGCGGCAGAACTCGCGAAACCAAGACCTTAACCTCTAAGACTCGAATGCCCACTCTCAGCACCATTTCGGTCACAGTGCGGCCCATGTACAGTCGTAAAAATATACATGACAGATTTAATCTTGACAAATTCGCTGCTGGGATGTTGTTGGCAGATAGAAAAAATGGTTATGGGGGATTCATTTAATGGCTGTCAGTTACAACAAAAGCAGCCCTTATAGTCAGAGTGAATTCTACAGTTTCTTTCTGGATGTGGCTACTATACCCAAAATACCTCAGGATCCCAGCGATATCAAATATGAGATAGATGCAGTTTATCGTCATCGTCCTGATCTGCTGGCCAACGACTTGTATGGCGATGTATCGTTATGGTGGGTGTTCTCAGTACGCAACCCCAATGTGCTGCAGGATCCGGTGTTTGATTTCATACCCGGTGCCACCATATTCGTTCCTAAAAAATCTGTGCTCAAATCTGTGTTGGGGTTGTAATCGGGCATGGCTACCTCAGAGGAACTACAAAATGCAGTGACCAATGCCCAAGTGGCTTATGATAATGGCATTGCCGCAAATAATAGATTGGCTGAACAATATTTTTCCTTGCAACGCGCAGGGCAAAGCAATACTCCGGAGGCAATAAATCTCAGAGATCAGCGAGATCAACAATTTAATATCACTCAATCTTTATTGCTGGAGTTGAATCGGGCCAAAAGTCGATTGGAAAATTTTGTAGCGGCCAATCAACCAGAGACACCACCCAACGCATCTGCAGCTGATGCCATCAATAATGATACCCCGCCCCCGCCAGCGGCTGCAGTGACCGAGCCTCCTGCTGGCAGTCTGAGTGACGAGGAACAGTCCCGATTAGAGCAGGCTCAGACCAATGATTCGGAACCTCCAGTTGAACCCGCGGGTTCCGTCAAAAAAGAGTCTGATCCAGAACCTCGGTCATTGACTGCCAACGCTCAGGGCGTGTATCAGGATAGTCCGGTGGTTGTGACTGCCGCCAGGTTGCCGCCGCCTGTATTTGAGCCTTTGATGAACCCCCTGCATGAATATCCCAGTTATACCTATAATCTGAGTTTGCACATGTTGACCGGGCAGGAGTTTATAGATTTGTTGGAAACTCAACAATATCAAGCGCAAAGAGTTCTCATAGCCAGTGCTGGTAGATATAATAATTCTACAGGATCTGATCAATTTGTTCGAGCGCCCAGATTCCAAGAGGACTTTTATTTTGAAAGTCTTAGCATGGAAAGCGTGATTCAACCCACCGAGCGCAATAGAAACACCAATGCCCTAACTTGTGATTTTACCATCATTGAACCCTATGGGTTCACTCTGATCGACCGTCTGTTAAAAACCAGTCAGGATGTGGGCAGTAAAAATTATTTGGACATGCCCTATCTACTACAGATAGATTTTTTTGCCATGAACAATGCTGGAGAAATCACTGGCATACTCAGCAACCTGACCAAACGTATTCCCATCCGGTTGCTCAATATGGAATCCACTATTACTGAAAGGGGCGCAGAATATCATATCAAATCAGTGGTCTATGGGCAAGCAGCCTTTGGTGAGATCTACGGCACCACTCGAGCTGGGTTTCAGGTCACTGGCAGTACAGTGGGCAGCTTTTTCCAATCTGAAAAACTCACCGAGGCACAGACCACACGCATGGAACGTCAGGCAGGCGACAAGGTTGTCTTTAATCAGGCCATGAATGGCAGCATCAGTGGTGGTCGTCGAGCCGGGGCCGATGATTTCATCACTGTGGACAGTTATGCCGCAGCTCTCAATAATTGGCAACAATCACTCAAAAAAGAAAACAAAATCGAATATCCTGATGTCTATAAATTTGAATTTGACCCTGACATTGCCAAAGCAAAATTTGTCATCAACACCCTGATCAACCATCAGGACACTGCTTTTACTCCCCAGGAAAGCGCACAGCGAGTCAGTGATCAGTACCTCAGCAATGGTGGTCAGGCCAAAGGCATGCTGGATCAAGAAAGACAGAGTTTTACCATAAACGCCGGCACCACAGTGGACAGAGTCATTGATTATATTGTGCGCAATAGCACATACATTCTGGACCAATTGGTGATTCCAGAAAATTACAAAAAAGGCACAGACTATGGGGCCGAATTAAAAGCAAATGATAAACCACTCATGTGGTGGAAGATTGTGCCCAAAATCAAATTGCAGCAATTTGATAAGATTCGCAACACTTATAGCAAGGAAATTACTTACTACGTCAAAAAATATAAAATGAAAAATTTGCCATTGGACTTTGGTCCCAGGGGCATAGAGCAATATCCAGCAAAAGTTTACAACTATATCTATACTGGAAAAAATGTTGACATTCTGGATTTTGAATTAAAGTTCAACATGACTTTTTATACTCTGGCCACTGCCTACAGAAGTGCCTTAGTGGAGGTCAATCCGGTGCCGGCTGATGGCGAGGACAACAAAGATGCCAATGCCGACGGGTATCAGGGCAGCAGCACAGGGTCAACAACCGCTGGTACCAGTGTGGCACCTATTCAAACACACCCAATGGTGGCTGATACCAGATCTAGAGCCACAGGTGCCGCAGTGACTGCCGAACAAGTGGCCGCCACCGATCTGGAAAATTATGTTCTTAGCCGGGCCGAAGGTGAGATGATTCAAATTGATTTGAAAATCCTAGGCGACCCACATTTTATTAAACAAGATGATGTATTTTATCCTCCGGAATTCACTGCCGATCTGACAGAAGCATCAGATACGGCCAACACACCGGATGTTAGACTCACACCCAATGGCAGTATCAGAACCGATGATGGGCAGATTTTTGTCAATTTGAATTTTAGGACTCCCACGGATATCAATGAAACCAACGGCTTAATCAAATTCAGTGATGAGAACTTATCCCGAAGTTCATTTAGTGGGCTTTATAAACTATTGATGGTGGCTAATCATTTTAAAGATGGACAGTTTACTCAGCAGCTGACATTGGTCAGGGCCTCCAGACAGCAAGAAGATGAGGTCAACCAGATTAAAACTTCCACAGAGCAACGATCAGAATCCACAAGCATGGGCAGCCCCACAGTGGAAAATGTCAGTGCCGGCAGTGTGGCTACTAAAAAATCTCAGGATCCTGAAGAAGGCGGCCGGCCCAATCAGAATGCACCTGACAGTCAGCCACCAGGTCCTGACATTCCACCGGCTGCTGATCAGAAGGATCTGGCTGAGGTCAATGCCACAGCAGAAGAAAAACCCATCACACAGCAGACTGAACCGGTGGCCACCCCGCCTGATCCCAATGCTCAACGAATCGCTACCTTACAGCAAGAGTTACAGACTCTGGGCGGTCAGGCATCATCTTTGCAATCTCAGGCCAGACAAGCACAGGATGAAGCAGACAATCAACAGTATCTGTATGAAAGTGGTATGGAAAGAGCACAAAAGTCCGAAGCTGCAGGTCAGTCTGATCTCGCAGCAGTACAGCGCAAGAACGCCAATCAGGCTCTGGCAGCAGCACGTGCTGCTCAGACCAATGCCGCAGATCTCAAGTCCAGAGCGGCAGACGCTCAGGCCAAATATGATGCTGCACTCAACGAATACACTGGTTTAGTCAAACCCAGTTGAGTCAATTTTAAATTTTAAAGATAGGTAATACAACATGACCGTAGACCGTAGATTAGGTACCAAAGTAGACAAGGCTTTCCGCAGAGAAGAGGCCACTGGCACCCGAGTGGATCCCTATCCCTATATTGGTGTGGTCAAAAACAACCTGGACCCCACACGCAGCGGCAGACTTCAGGTCTGGATTCCTGATCTGGGAGGCGATGAAAAAGATCGAATCAATTGGCGCACAGTCAGATATGCCAGTCCTTTCCAAGGATACAGCAACACCCAAAGCACTAGCAGTGCCAATAATTTTGACAGTGTCAACCATACCTATGGCATGTGGATGGTGCCACCAGACATCGGCGTGCAGGTCATTTGTATTTTCATTGCTGGAGATCCGCAGCGCGGCTATTGGCTAGCCTGTGTCAATCCGTATTTGAGTCATCATATGTTGCCAGGGTTGGCTGGCAGCACCAATGTGGATCTTGGCACTGCCAGTGCCGAATCAAAAAAAGGATTTGTCGCCGGCAACAACATGCCAGTGGTGGAATTCAATGAGTCTGATAAAAATCTCACTAATCCTGCCTTCTTCAACAATCTCAAACCCATACACGAATATCAATACAACATCTATCGTCAGCAGGGCTTAGATCGTGATGAGATACGCGGAGCCATCAGCAGCAGTAGTCAGCGTGAGAGCCCTAGCAATGTGTTTGGCATTAGTACACCCGGGAGACCAGTTAATGATCCTGCAGATGACATAGACAAATTCAATAAATTGGCCAATGCTGGTCAAATAACTCAGGACACCTATAGGGTTGGCGCTCGCAAAGGTGGCCACACATTTGTTCTGGATGACGGCACTGTGTTGGGGTTAGATCAATTAATACGCCTGCGTACGGCCAATGGCCATCAATTATTGATGCACGACACTGCTAACAGTGTTTATCTCGCACACGGTGACGGCACCAGCTGGGTAGAATTGACTGCTGAAGGTTCAGTGAAAATCTACAGCAAGGCTGGTGTCAATATACGCAGTGAGGGCACCATAAACTTGCACAGCGACAACAACATCAACATCGATGCCAAAAATAATATTAACATTCGAGCAGGCGGTAAATTTGTTGTTAACTCCGGTAGCACTGAGATGCTACAAGGCAAGCTAAATTTGGAAAGCCTGGGCGAAATAGAATTAAAATCCGGCAGCGATTTACGAGTAGACAGTGGCGCCGCCATTGGTCTGCAAGCCGGCGGAGTGGTGGCCTTGGTGGGCAGTAGCATCAAACAAAATACCGGTGGCACCAAATCTGTCAAACAGTTAAAATCGCTGACCAGCACAAAGTTTCCTGACACATCATTTGAAAGTGCGAAAGGCCTGTGGGTCAGCAAACCAGGACAGACTGACAGCATTGCGACTGCCTTGCCCACACACGAACCATATGATCGTGCAGCGGTGGCATCTTTTATGGCAGAACAAAATAACGCTCAGCCGTCAATTTCAGGAGGTACCCCAGAACAAGCATATACTGGCACCTCAGATGCCATTAAAGATGTTCCTCCAGGAGTAAAAAATCCTGCCAATGAAAAAGATCTGCGAAACCAACCGCCTTGCACTTGCACGGTGGGCAACCTAAATGCAGATCAGATGACAGCATATTATGCACAGATAGGCAAAAAAGAAAGTGGCGGAAAATATGACACTGTTAATAGTATTGGATTTGTGGGCAAATACCAATTTGGATATCCAGCTCTGATAGATCTCAAAATGGTTAAAAGTTCGGTCAAGAGTAATGCACAGTTACGAAACCCCAATAGTTGGATCGGCAATGGTGGCCCAGCAAGTTTGGAAGAATTTTTGAGCAATGGCCCATTGCAAGAACAATTAATTTGCAAATACACTAATGCCAACTACAGTACCATGGTAAGGATTGGCGCCATAGACAAAGATATGAAACCCGAAGAAGTAGGCGGCATGTTGGCAGTCAGTCACTTGTTGGGCGCAGGCGGCGCTAAAAAATGGCGTAATGGTCAAGGGGGTGCTGACCAATATGGCACCACAGGCGACACGTATTTTGGCGTGGGCAAATATGCTGTGGCAGTATTGGCACCAAAAGTGTCTGATATCAAACAAGGTTAAATACTAGACTATGGCTATAATGTATCGTGGATTCAGTACAGTGGGTCGAAAGAAAAAATTTCGACTGACAGATTTTGAACTGGTGCGGCAGGATCTGATCAATCACTTTTACATTCGTAAAGGTGAAAAACTTATGAATCCCAGCTTTGGAACCATTATCTGGAACGTGTTGCATGAGCCACTGACAGACAGTCTCAAAAATGTCATCGCCGAAGATGTCAAAAACATTGTGAGTTCTGATCCTCGTGTGTCAGTGGATCGAGTCATGATTACCGAATATGATCAGGGCCTGCAGATAGATCTGGAACTTAGGTACGTTCAGACCAATCAGAGCAGTCTGCTGAATCTCCGATTTGACAACCAATCCAATATATTGACTGCCCGTTAATAAACAACGCACATTTTCCTAATAATAAATATATAATATCAGGAATAATACATGGCCATTACCACTCGGCAGTCTGGTCTTTTAGTAGCAGAAGATTGGACCAAGTTATATCAAACATTCAGAAATGCGGATTTCCAAAGTTACGATTATGAAACTCTGCGCAAGAGCATGGTGGAATACTTGCGTCTGTACTATCCCGAAGACTTCAATGACTTTATCGAAAGCAGTGAATTTGTCGCCTTACTGGACCTGATCGCATTCCTGGGGCAGAGTCTGGCATTCCGTGCCGATCTGAATGCCCGAGAGAATTATATCGACACTGCACAACGTCGTGACAGTGTGTTGAAACTGGCCAGACTCATTAGTTACACGCCCAAAAGAAACATTCCTGCCAGTGGATTTTTAAAAGTTGAAAGCGTCAGTACTACTGAGGTGGTGTATGACAGCAATGGCATTAATTTGTCAGGACTGGCCATCAGCTGGGCCGATACTGGCAACGACAATTGGTTGGAACAGATGACCACTGTGATTAATGCAGCATTGGCCAGCAATCAGGTCATCAGTAAACCCAGCAACCGTCAGACCATTAACGGTGTCATAAACGATGAGTATCAGATAAATCTCATACCCAGTCTGGCACTGCCCACATATGCTTTCAAATCCAGCATAGAAGGCAGTGCCATGTCATTTGAAGCAGTGAGTCCCACCAGTCTGGGTCGGCCTTACATTTATGAAGACAGTCCTCGGCCTAATGGACTGTTTAATCTGTTGTACCGAAATGACAATCTGGGCAACAGCAGTGCCAACACAGGATTCTTTTTGTACTTCAAACAGGGCGAACTTCAGAGTTTGGATGTGAATTTCCAAGACAGCATACCCAACCGAGTCTATGGCATCAATACCAATAACATCAACAATACCGATGTTTGGGTATACAGTGTAAATTCCTATGGTGCAGTAGACACATTGTGGACACCTGTGGCCTCAGTCGGCAACACCAATGTCATTTACAACAAGAGCACCAACAAAAACATCTATCAGATCAGTAGTCGCAGCAACGATCAAATTGATCTGATATTTGGTGACGGCGCATTTGCCAATATCCCACAGGGGCGATTCAGAATCTACTATCGTGTCAGCAACGGTCTGCAGTATAAGATCACTCCTGATGAAATGTCTGCGGTGATCATTCCCATCACCTACATGAGTCGAAACAATCGGCCCGAAACCATCAACATCAGAGCCAGCCTGCAATACACAGTGGCCAACAGCAGCCCACGTGAGACCCTGGATGAAATTCGTCAGAAGGCTCCACAACAATATTACACACAGGACCGCATGGTCACTGGTGAAGACTACAACATTCTGCCTTACACCCTGTTCAGCAACATACTCAAAGTCAAGGCCATAAACCGTACCAGTAGCGGTATCAGTCGTTACCTGGATGTCATTGACACCACCGGCAAATACAGCAGCACCAATATTTTTGCACAGGATGGCATCCTGTATCGAGATTCCTTTGTTAAATCTTTCAGTTTCGATTTTGCTACCAAAAATGACATATATCGGGTGATCAATAACAAGATTGCTCCCATTGTGAGTGCCAAAGAAACACAACAATTTTTTTACGCATTCTATAAAAAATTCAGCATCGACGGTGTTCGGTGGCAACAGTCAACCGAAATTGCCAATGGCTGCACTGGTTTTTTCTTTAATGATCTAAATTTGGATTCTAATTATACGGCTGAACGTGATTTAATTTTGCAAGTGGGCAACAGTGGCGGCAGTGAAAGCACCAGATATATTCGTCACGGTGCCATTGTTAGATTCAGTGCTGGCACAGGCAAATATTTTGACGCTAGAAACAATATTAAAACTGGCACGCCTGTCAATAACACCGACAAATATTATATCTATGCAGCAATTCAGCAAATCGTCGGCGATGGCACCAATGGCGGCAAAGGGAATTTATTGTCCGGTCAAGGACCGGTGACCATCAATCAAATAGTCCCTACTGGGGCCAAAATTGATCATATAATTTCAGTTTTTAACAATGAGTTGGATGCCAGTCTAACGAGTCAATTGACCAATTATATTTTAAATTATTCAGATTTTGGTCTTAGATATGACGTGGAATCTTCAAAATGGCAAATTATTTCGCCAGACAACATCAGCATTGATGCCGGATTTAATTTGGCGTATGCCGGCGACACCAGTGGACGTCAGATGGATTCCAGCTGGCTAATACAATTCACGGCACAAGGGCAGATCTACACTGTGAGTTATCGCGGTCTGGATTACGTTTTTGAGAGTGTGCAAGAAACTGGATTTTATTTTGATGGCAGCACAAAAATTTACGATCCCAAGACTGGATTCACAATCAATGATCAGATAAAGATTCTGAGAATCAATTCAGAATCTGATAGTTCTGCACCACTGTTGTCAGACTACACTTGGTTTGTTCATAAAAATATTGTGGAAGTTGACGGGTATGAAAACACACATAAGATCCTGGTGACCTTTCCTGATAGCGATTCGGATGGTGTGCCCGATAATCCTGAAATGTTCGAACAATTGGTAAATCCTGACATCAATACCAACAATAAACTTATATACTTCAAACAAGTTACCAGCGACGACAATTTTACCAAGCTGCAATTGGTGGATCGGGCCCTGGTGTCAACAGATGCGGAATCATATTATGATTTGCAAAAATCCATCACATTGTATCAGGATGGTCAGATTTTCTATATACCCAAGACAGATAAATTTTATCAATTGTCTGTCTTGGGGTCAAACTATCGCATAAATGATTTGAAAGGGTATCAAGCCCAAACCGGCAGACAAGATTTATATTTCCAATATCGACACAACAGTCCCAACAATCGAAGAATTGACCCCAGTCCCAACAACATCATTGATTTGTATATTTTGCCCAAACAATATGCCAATGATTATTCTGCATGGGTACGTGACACGTCTAACAAAGTTATCAAACCCAAGGCGCCCACATCAGAAGAATTGAAGTTGGAATTTAGCCAGTTGGAAAACTACAAGACCATATCAGACACGCTGATTTATAATCCTGTCAAGTTCAAACCCATATTTGGCGCCAAGGCCGAGCCAAATCTTCAGGCCATGTTCAAAGTGGTTAAAAATCCCAATGTGGTGGTCAGCGATAACGATGTCAAAACTGCTGTGGTGGCCGCCATCAATGATTACTTTGATTTGGCCAACTGGGATTTTGGTGAAACCTTCTATTTCAGTGAGCTTAATGCTTTTTTGCATCAGAAGTTGGCGCCTAACATCGCCAGTGTGATCATAGTGCCCACCAGCAAGAACACAGTATTTGGTAGTCTGCTGCAGATAAATGCCGAATATAATGAAGTTATCATCAGTGCCGCCACTGTGGACAATGTGCAAATTATCAGCGCAATCACTGCAGCACAGATCAATCAAACTACAATAATTTAAAAACGAGTTAACCATGGCCGCAAGAAAAAGTTTAAATCTATTACCAGGTGTATTTCAGACTGACACAAATCAGAAATTTTTGTCTGCAACTGTGGATCAGCTGATATCTGAACCCCAACTTACCAAAATTAATGGTTACATAGGCAGAAAATTTGCGCCCACTTATAAAGCCGGAGATAGTTATGTAGTAGAATCTTCTGCTGTTAGGCAAGACTATCAACTTGAACCCAGCTTAGTGATTAAGAACGACATCGGACAGATAAATTTTTTCGCCAGCTACGATGATTTTTTAAACAAAATAAAATACTATGGTGGATTTGTCGACAACCAAAGTCGGTTGTTTGAACAAGAATATTACAGTTTTGATCCAGGCATAAGTTATGATGCATTTGTGAATTTCAGTCAGTATTACTGGTTGCCTGATGGCCCTGATGCTGTTACTGTCACTGCTACCGGCATTGATTTGGTCAAGAACTTCCGAGTTGTTCGAAATGTGGCCAACGATAGATATGATTTTTATGACAACAATGTCGTCAATAATAACATCACAGTGGCTCGAGGCGGTACGTATACATTCACTGTGGATCAGCCAGGATCGCCTTTCTGGATACAAACAGAGTTGGGGATAGATGGTGAGATCAATTCCAGACCAGGCGTAAGTTCACGTGACGTACTGGGAGTAGAAAATAATGGCGCAGATCGGGGCATTATAACATTTCAAGTGCCGCAAGATGACACACAAGAACGTTTTGCCGAGATGCAGACTGTCTACAATGTAGACTACGCTCTATCAATAGCATATACGGATTTGCATAATCAGAGATTGAGTGTTTTCTTAAAGAAATTTCCAGAATATTTGCCAATAGCCCGGCAGCTGGGAAGCAGAACTCTGGTGTTTGCTGATCAGGATCAGTTGACTAGCCGCGGGGAAGAGGCATGGACTGCCCGAGGGATTTATGATGATCAAACTTACAATCAGGAGGGATATGATCAGGGTGTTATTGTGCCGGCGGCACAACGTTCCGGGGTCTGGCAGATAGTTTATTCTGATTCAGATGTTGTTGATGATCCCATCATCAGATTGGCTCCGATTTTATCACTCGCCCAAAATCAGAAAGTTTTTGTGAAATCCGGCATCGTCGATGCCAACCAGGAATTTTATCTGGATTCCGACGGTATTCTTAGAAGAGTTCCGTTGTTGAGTAATCTTCAAGACACCTTATACTTTCAGGATGGCAGTAGTAAAAGTATATACGGATTCTTAAAAATTGTCAACCCTGCCAACGATGTCATTGATGTTGAAAAGGAAATTTTAAATCAAAAAACCTACACCAGTCCCAACGGTGTTAGATTTACCAATGGATTGAAGGTTCGATTTGGTGCAGGAATTATGCCTGTCAATTATCAGAATCAGGAGTATTATGTTGAACGAGTAGGCCATGGTATTAAATTGGTGGCAGTTGATCTACTAGTGCGTCCAGAGGCCTACAATGATGAGATCGCATTAAATTATTCTGATAAAGTCTCTCCCGAATACATCACCATCAATCGCGACTCTGTCGACCTTAATGCCTGGTCTAGAAATAACCGTTGGTTCCATCAAGAAGTCATAATCAAAACGGCAGCCTACAACAATCGACAGCCGGTGTTTGATCAGAATGCTCGGGCTCAGCGCCCTATTGTTCAATTTGACAGTAACTTCCAATTGTTCAATAACGGAAGAGTCGGCAAACGTCCTATTGACATTTTGGACACAACCACACGAGATCCTTTCAATGAATTTGACGGGCAAACCATTGCGACAGCATTTGGTATTCCGTTGACTAATGGCATCAGACTACTGTTTTCAGCAGCTGAAGATCCATTAGTAAGAAACAAAATTTATGTAATTAATCTGATACAATATGATTTGGATGAATTGGGCAATCCCATTGGTGATTTTCGTATCAATTTAACAGCAGCAGAGGATAGTACAGCAGAAGTTTGGGACACAGTCACCGTTACCCAAGGCCAATATCGGGGCAGCAGTTGGTGGTTTAACGGCGAACACTGGGTCCACGCGCAGCAAAAAACACAGTTACAGCAAGCACCATTATTTGACGTTCTGGATTCCCAGGGAAAAAGTTTGGGCAGCTACTACCGCAGTACATTTAAAGGCACACAACTATTTGGGTACGTGAGAAATTCTGCGGGCGTAGTTGATACAGTCCTAGGCTTTGCGCTCAAATATAGAAATTTTGGCACCCAGGGCGACATTGAATTTGAAAACTATTATGACACCGATGTTTTTGAATTTGTAGAAAATCAGATTAGCCAGAAAGATCTGAGAATCTCTGAACATGGATTTTTGTCCGAAATTTCAGACAGATATACCACCAATCTCAGAAACAATTGGCGCACTGTGGTAGAGTCCAGCAAGCAATATCAAATTTTGACCTACACATACAATGGTATTAAAAATTCATTTGTTTTGGATATTCAGGCGGCAGATGCAGTTAGCATTCCTTATATTAAGGTGTATAAAAATAATGTTTTCCTGCCGGTAAGTGATTATCGAATCAGTGGAAAAGAATTGACGGTCAATGCGGTTATGGCGGTTAACGATAAAATTGATGTGTTGATCTACAGTAAGGCCCCCAGTAAAATAGGTCATTATGAAGTTCCCAGTAATCTAAATCTAAATGCACAAAACATAGATCTGGACCAGATGACCTTGGGTCAAATAAGAAACCATCTGGTGGCATTGAGTCAGAATTCTACTAATTTGGTAGGCAATGTTTTATCCACTAATAATCTCAGAGACATCGACATAAATTCTCAAGGCGGAACCATACTTCAACACAGTGCGCCTGTGACTTATGCCATGATGTTTTTAATGGATAAAACTTCAAATTTCATTGATGCATTGCAGTTTGCGCAGGTAGAATACAGTCGATTTAAAAACAAATTCTTAGAATCGGCGTCAACATTATCTGGTATCGAATCCATGACACCAGAGGCTGGCGTTGATGCCATCATGGTCAACCTAACCAATATTAAAAATATATCGTTTCCCTGGTACTACAGTGACATGGTTCCATATGGCACACTCAAGAGAGTGGTCAACGGTAAAGGATACACGGTGTTCGATCCTCTGGTTCGATCATACGAAATCAATGGGGTTTTCAATGATCAAATTCTGAGCAATCGAGCAGTTTTGATCTATCTGAAAAAATACAATCAGAATAATTTTGTGCAACTGATTAACCGTTTAGATTATACATTTGATCAGACACGCCCGGCTGTGACCATTGAGAGTCGCGTGGAGCTGGATATAGATGACATTATCAAAATTGTTGAATATGACAACACTGATGGCAATTATATACCAGAGACTCCTACTAAATTGGGACTGTATCCTAGATATGTTCCTGAAATTTTTCTAGACGACACTTATAGAGAACCTATTAATGTCATCAGAGGTCATGATGGCAGTATTATTCCAACATTTGGTGATTATCGGGATAACCTGATATTGGAACTAGAAAAAAGAATTTACAATAATATAAAGTTACCAGAGACCAACATCAACAGTGATATACTGTCGTTGGTGCCAGGCAAGTTCAGATTATCTGATTATACTCTGGGCGAAGTCACACAACTGATTTCCAAGAGTTTTCTGACCTGGGTGGGCAATAACCGACTGGACTTTTCCACTAATCAAACTTTTGCTAGTAATGATTCATTTACCTGGAATTATTCGGGCAGCCAGGATAGACTTGACGGTGAGTACATGCCAGGGAATTGGCGTGCATGCTATCAGTATTATTATGACACTCAACGTCCACATCTGACACCATGGGAAATGTTGGGATTTACTTCGATGCCAGACTGGTGGCAAGACTATTATGGCCCGGCTCCTTACACTGGTGCGAATCGAGTGTTGTGGGACGACCTAGAAGCCGGCAGAATCCGTCAGGGATTCCGGAGCCTAATAGATCAAGGTTTGGGGTCAGGGATTGATCCAACTTTTGCCAGACCAGGCCTTAGCCAAGTAATACCAGTGAACGAGCATGGAATACTACTGAGCCCGGCTCAGATTCTGGCAAAGGCCACACATCCCAAATCTGCGGCCAGTGCCTGGAAAGTAGGAGATTTTGGCCCCGTCGAATGGGCCTGGCGCAGCAGCAGTGATTATCCTTTCGCAGTTCAACGTGCCATGGCTCTGGGAAAACCTGCTAGGTATTTTAGTCTATTAATTGACACATACGGGTACAAATCAGACAGCAAAATTGATCAATATCTAACAGTTAATAACAACCATCTCAGACAAACCGATGTCAAGTTCAATGGTGACATCAAGCAATATCAAGTGATTCGTAGTGCTGGGTATATAAACTGGATCATTGATTATTTGAAAAACCAAGGTCTGGATCCTGTGAGTAAATTGTCAGAAATTCTGAGAAATTATCAAGTGAACCTAGCTTATAAGATGTCGGGGTTCACTGACAAAAAATACATTAAGATCTTGGCCGAACAGAGCAGTCCCAGCAGTACCAATGACAGTGTTATGATACCCGACGAAAACTATCTGATTCATTTGCACAAGTCAACTCCTGTGCAAAAGATCACATATAGTGCAGTAATTGTTCAAAAGACCACCAATGGTTACAGCGTCAAAGGATACAACCTTAATAATCCTTTTTTCACAATAATTCCCAGTGTCACCAATAGTCGTAATATCCAACTTCGGGTCTTAAACGAAACTGCGATAATCTTTAAAGATTATCAGCGTACCAAATTGACAGTACCATATGGATATGAATTTAAAAATGCTCAACAGGTCGTTGACTTTTTAATAAGTTATGAACGATACCTGTTGGCACAAGGGTTTACATTCAATGGACGAGATTCAGACCTTGGGGAAGTTCGCGATTGGAAACTCAGTGCTCGAGAATTCTTATTCTGGTCACAACAAGGATGGGGCGCCGGCAGTATTCTAGTGTTGAGTCCGGTGGTTAATCAATTGACACTAGTAACCAACAATGCTGTTGTGGACGAAATCACTAACAGTCAGGTTGCGTCTAGAATTTTAGATCAGAATTTCAAACTTGTAAAAAATAACAAATACAATATCATCCGAACTGCAACTGATTTCCAAATAACCTTGGCCGCCGCAGACAGCATGGTGGGATTCGCCGAGCTGGATCTGGTACAGTACGAGCACACATTGATATTTGACAATCTCACAGTGTTCAATGACATCATTTACAAACCTGAATTGGGCAACCGACAATATCGGTTGAAACTGATTGGGAAGAAGACAGCCAACTGGGACGGCAGCCTGCATGCTCCGGGGTTCGTCTATAGTTCGTCGGACATACAAGTCTGGCAGCCAGGCAGAGATTACCAACGAGGGGAATTGGTGCAGTACAAATCTCAATTTTGGGTAGCACTGGAATTTGTGATTGCCAATGATGATTTCAGCTGGAGCAAATGGAAGCAGATAGAACAAGCACAGATTAAAGCAGGACTGTTGCCCAATCTATCCACCATGGCAGTTAGAAGTCAGACTTACTATGATGATTATGGTCCTTTCCAGGATTCAGAACAGTTAAAATACAGTCACGGATTGATCGGATACAAACCTAGACAATATCTAACAGATCTAGGGCTGTCAGACACCACACAGATTGAATTATACAAAGGCTACATCAAACAGAAGGGCACAGAAAACGCGGTCAATCAATTGACTAAATCCAAATTCAATAACATCAACAGCAACATCAATTATTACGAAGAATGGGCAGTGCGTGTGGGCGAATATGGGGCATTAAATATGAACCCCTATGTAGAAATTGCACTGGATGAGGCTGAATATGGGGTCAATCCTGCCTTGGCCAGCTTTGTTGGGAATGAGGACGGACAGTTAGGCAACGGCGTAAATGTTTTCAATAAATCTCAATTATACGGATCTTCGGGCGAATTTAATGGCAATATTGCATTGAATCGCACCCAGGAATCAGATATTAGCAATGACATACCCACTGCTGGGTATGTCAACATTGAAGATGTGAATGCCACACTGTTTGATCTCAGTGACTTTTCAACTGTTGATTCTGACATAGATCAGATTGGCAGCGGGTATACCATTTGGTGTGCTCGAGACTTTGCCGGCGAGTGGAATGTTTATCGAGTGACGGAAACCAACAATCATGTGATTGAGATTGCCAATGGGCTAGACAATTATGTGATGTTTACCACACAGGCACCACATGGCCTCCAGATTAAAGATGTGTTTTTGGTCAAGGGATTGACACCAGCATTTGATGGAGTATATGAGGTTTTGGGAACTCCAGGCATGGATCAGATCATAGCTCTTTATCAAGGCAATCCAGCAGACTATCAGAATCTGACCACCGTGGGCGGGTTTGCCATGTTACTCAGATTAGACAGCATGCGATTCAAATACATGGAAGATGCCAGAATTTATGGACTAAACAATCCTTTACATGGCTGGAAAGTAGGCGACAAGATCTGGATTGATGCAGATGCTGCCACTACTACCGCCAATGGACAATCACACAACACCGTCAGTGGCACATGGAAGGTCTACGAGAAAACCAAGCCGTGGCATTTACAACAACAACTATCCAAAGCATCAGGAGAATATGTCACTGATGATGGATTTGGCACATCTATAAAATTAAATTCCGACGGCCTATATGCGGTGGTAGGTTCTCCAGGATCTCTAGGCACTGGCACTGTTTCGGTATTCAATAAAGACTATTCTGGCATTATGGTCGAAGGCGAACAGTTAACACCCGCCACGGTGGCAGAGACTGCAGAATATGGTGCAACTGTTAGTTTGGCAGTGGAGTATTTGGCAGTGGGTGCACCCGGTAGTGCATCTGACACTGGAAGAGTTTTTGTTTACCAGCGACCTGTTGGTACCAGTACATTTAATCTCATACAAGTATTGCCCGGTAATGCCAATACGCACGGCCGTTTTGGATCCAGTCTGGCGTACGATGATGTGGGTAACTGGTTGTATGTGGGCGCCCCTGCCGAGGACAGTGTCTACGTTTACGGACTAAATTCCAGACTGGAAGAAAGACAACAGACAGTATTTGTGACCTCTCCCACCAATATCATCACAGTGACATTTACTCCCGATGTACCCGGTGTTGCAGAAAGCTTACTGATCACCAAATTTAATCGAGTATTTTTACCGAACGTAGATTATACAGTGCAGGGCAGAATAATAACTTTCTCCACCAATCTATCTGCCGGCGAATACAGTATTAAACAACATGCATATTATGAATTAGTAACCAAACTTCAAGGGCCTGCGGGCAGTGAATTTGGCTACGATATCTCTGCCAGTCTGGATGGTGCGCAATTGGCTGTGGGTGCACCCAATGACACGGTTGCAGTTAACGATCGAGCAATAATTGGCGCCGGCGCAGTTTATGTATATGATCGATCAATTGAAGCATTTAACACCATTGCTGATGCAACAGACACCAATGGCAAAACCTATCAGACTTTGGACAACATTGGTCGGATTCATCGAGTTACCATTAATAATAATGAAGTGTCTGATTATGCGATAGTTGGCAACAACAATCTACGGTTCAACACAGTGCCTCAAGTGGGTCAAGTCATTTATGTCGAAACCAATCAATTCAAGTTACTGGAAAAACTAATTGGTATTGACAGTCTAGAAGGTGGCTTATCTGCCATACAGGAAAATTGTAGATTTGGCACCAGTCTGACCATTTGTAGTAATAATTGCGCCATCTATGTGGGCGCGCCAAATTACGACACCGGCACCGAATACAACACTGGTGCAGTTTGGAAATTCCATAATCGAGGCAGATTATACGGAACAAACATCGGTAGTGTCAAAGATCCGGTGTTTACTCCGGGCGACACCATCAGACTAGATAACTTTGAAGTCACTGTAACTGGCACCACACTGGACAGCCTGATTCAGGACATCAACAGCGCAAATATACTGGGCGTCACTGCTATCAATGAAAATGGCTATTTGCGGCTAAACAGTGATCGAACTGTGGCTAAAAATCTGTTGCGCATATTATCGGGCGAAAACAACACCGGCAATGCCAGCGGGGTCAATAATGTTTATGCTGCAGCCGGCATGTCAATTTTCGCGTTCATGCAAATTATTGTTACACCATACAAAAATTCCAACGAGAATTTTGGTAAGAAGGTGGTGCTGGCACGAAATGCTTATATGCTGGTCATTGCCAGCGATGGCGGTACCACCAGACATTATACAACGTTGGATCAAGGTCTGACCTATCTAGACGATAGGAGTACTGGCATTTTTGATTCAGTGCCCAAGAGCGGCAGTGTCTATGTTTACGAATTGTATGATGACCCCCGCAATGCAGTAGAACACCCTGGCAGATATGCATTTGCCCAACAGCTGGACACAGGCGATCTAAAAACAGGTGACAGATTTGGTGCCGCAATTGATGTCATGGGTCGACAAATTGTGGTAACTGCCCCTGCGTCAGATGAAGTCAAGACAGATGCAGGCGCGGTCTATATGTTTAGTAATCCCACCGGTCAACGCGGTTGGAATCTCATCAGATATCAGGAACCCAAATTGGATGTGAGTTCAGTCAATAGACTGTATTTGTACAACAATATTTCCAACACTATTCTGACCAATTTGGAATTTATTGATCCAGCCAAAGGCAAGATTTTGGGATTGGCCGACCAAGAAATCACCTTCAAAACACCTTATGACCCTGCCTATTATAATCGCGGCACTGTGGAACGCAGTGGTATTGACAGAAACCTCTACTGGGGACCAAACCAAATTGGTCAGGTTTGGTGGGATCTAACCAACATCAGATATCTAGATTATGAACAGGGCGATCTAATTTATAGAAGCGCCAACTGGGGACGATTGTTTCCGGGGTCCACTGTGGAAGTATTGGAGTGGGTAGAAAGTGATGTGGTGCCCAGCCAGTACAGCGGCGATGGCATGGCCAAATATGCCGACGACAGTGCATATGTTGAAGTCATGACAGCAGATCCTATAACAAATATAATCACCAGCAAGTATTATTATTGGGTCATTAATAAGTCTGAATTGAATTCTGATTTACATGGTAGACGCTTGCCATTGGTGGCTATTCAAAATCTCATCGAAAACCCTCGCGGTCAAGACATTGCATATGCGGCACTGATAAAAAATAATGCAGTGATATTTTATAATCTTGGCAAGTATCTTACAGCACGCAATACAATATTGCATGTGGATTATGAATTAAAGCTCAATGACAGTTTAATTCATAGCGAATATGACTTGTTACAGGTAGGCAATGTCAACAGTCAGATTCCCAAAAAAATTGTCAACAGACTGATAGACAGTTTGTCAGGAATTTCCAGTACCGGCGCCAATGTGCCCGACCCAACATTGCCCCCGGCCAATCGATATGGCATTAGCGTCAGACCCAGGCAAACTATGTTTGTGAATAGATTGCAAGCCATGGCCGATTTGGTGGATTTTGCTAATTCCATATTCATCACCAAACCCATCAGTCGACAGTATGATCTCAGACAGCTGATGTCTGAGGAACCTATACCTGATGTAAAATATTTGGAGTATGATCAGATAGTTGATACTCGAATCGAATTAGATTATATCGATACCATCAAGACACCGGTTGGGTACAAGGTCTTGGTTAAAACAGACACCGATCAGGACGGGCTTTGGGTCATTTATCAACTACAAGCCAACAAATTTTGGCAAGTGCGCAGAGTTCAAAGTTATAAAACTGAACTCTACTGGGAGTTTATTGATTGGTATGCCGAGGGGTATAACATCACTGATAAGATTGAATATGTGGTGGAGACCTTGGTTGATGCATTGGCATTGCCCGCGCGGCCCGGCGATGAAATATTGATACGTGTAAATCAGGGCATAAACAATGTCAGGGGATGGAATCTGATATCAGTAACTGCCACCGGTGAATATCAGGTTGTGGGCATCGAGAACGGCACCATAAGATTCAAACCATCATTGCACAATCTGACAGATAATGAGATGGGTTTCGATAATCAAGGATTCGAATCTATTAGATTTGATCAGAACCCAAATATTGAAACTCGGCAAATTCTAACAGCGTTGCGAGATGATATATTTGTCAATGAATTAAAAGCTGAATTTAACAACATGTTCTTTGTCATGATAAATTATCTAATGTCAGAACAAAAGTATGTGGATTGGATTTTCAAAACCAGTTTCATCAGTGTAGCGCATAAACTCAGAGACCTTAACCAATATCCCAATTATGTCAAAGATAATCAGACTTACTACCTAGACTATATTAATGAGATCAAACCCTATGCAACCAAAGTTAGAGAATATTTGATCAAATACAGTGGCAATGATAGTTATGATGGCAACGTTACCGATTTTGATTTGCCGCCGTATTATGACAGGGAGTTAAGTCAATGGCGCAGTCCCGACGGTGAATATATTGAAAAAGATCGCCAGCTCTGGGCCACTGGGTATCTGTCAGATGGCACATTGATCAATTCTGAATATCCACAGTGGTACCAACACAGACATCATCAGATCATTGACATCAAAATCGAAGATCCGGGTCAGGGGTATAAATCAGAGCCTACAGTGTCTATTGTAGGTGGCGGCGGGAATGTAATTTTGGCCAAAGCACGCGCTAAAATTGATTTTGACTTGGGCACGGTGATCGCCATTGAACTCGTCGACGGTGGCAGCGGGTATGCTTATACTCCTGCGGTAATTATTAATGGCGGTTGTGACAAGCCCGCCCGAGCCTATGCGGTATTAAAAAATCGTCAGGTTAGAAGTTTTGATTCCACATTGAAATTTGACAGAATTAATTACACGAGTGTGGTTAAAGAATGGACGGCCAATACAGTATATGCGGCAGGTGATATTATAACTCGTGCTGTGGTCGACGGCGGCAGTAGAGTTAGAACAGCATACCGAGTTCAGACTGATTTTGTCACTGGCACACAATTTGATCCCACTAACTTAACAGTTTGCCCAGCGGATTACTTTACCAATGCCAATGACAGAATCATTGCCTATTACGAGCCAACAAAAGATACTCCGGGCAGATATTTGCCAAGATTGATGTCAGGTATTGATTATCCAGGTGTTAAAGTTTCAGGATTATCTTTTGATCAGCAGCCGGGCTTTGATGGCCTATTAGATGGTGAGCCCTTTGATGCAGTAGAATATGATGAGGACGGCAATCCTATACTAAGTCGATCTGCAGTTGATGCCATTGTTCGCAGCAACTATCAAGACGCTCAGTTAGGTGTACGTCCTGAGGACATTGACGTAGACGGTGGCGCGTATGTGGACACCTACAGCAGCCATGCACCAGAAGAGTTGGTGCCAGGAATTGTTTTTGATACCTTAAACATAAAAGTCTATACCAAGGTGTTTTTGGGAACAACACTGTTGGGTTACCGACTCTTTATCGACATGTTGGGTAACCCGCATTACACTAGAATTGCCTCGGCATACTCCACTCGATTAACTCAGGATTTGCGTCTTGAAGATCAACGCATGCACGTGGCAGATGCCACGGTGTTATCCAGACCGGATCCATCCACTGCTACTCCTGGTGTGGTATTCATTAATGGCGAACGTATTACTTACTATCGAAATTATGCCACTGAAGTCAGACCTTGGGTCTCTAATGTGAGCTACAAGTCAGACACCGTCTTGAATTATGGAAATGTTGTTACTTTCAGCGGCCCTGTGACTGCCAATATCGGCGACACCATTTATCAACCGGAATCAGGCGCCAATGTCAAGGTAGTAGCCAATGTGATATCTAGTCAGGAAGTTCCAACTCAATACATCCTGACACGCGGCCACGCCGGCAATCCGATAGTCGCTGGCGCAGGGAACATACAAATAATACCTTCCGGGCAGTTAAATGCCACCAATTTGTCAGTGTATCCCACAAGCGTTCGCACAGGGTATTACCGTTCATTAATAGATTTGCCTGCGGCAGCAAATTTAGACTTCACTCAAGTTGAAGCCATTGAAAATATTAATATATTAAGTCAGTTAAGAAGAGGAACTTTGGGCACCGGTGCTGCGTTGGTGCAAAATGCCGGCCTGGCAGTTTTGGATGCAGGAGTGAACCAGAATATACCTAATGTTCGCATAACATCCACAACAATTAGCGGAAATGTCACGTATCATTCAACATCGACTCCGCCATATAATTTGTTGCTGTCAGACAACATTGTGCCAGGGGTTGGAAGTCATATTACTCAGAACAGCAGTGGTGCAAATGTCACAGTGACGTCTGTTAATGCTTCGGTCTCAGATACTATTCAATTGAGTGGAGAAGTTTCGGTATTGCCCGGCGACTATATCACACAACCATCCACTGGTGCCAATGCCCAGGTGAGAAATTCTGCTGTGAATAAAATCTATCTTGATATTGTTTATGTGGCAGGGCAGTTTTCTGTTGGTAATGCATTGTTTATTAATAATCAACCATTGGGAGTTTATCTTACTGCATCTAAGAGACAGGGCACATCGCTGGTCACAGTGGTGTATAACACACCGACACAGTTTGACTTTTCAGATGCCGCAATAACGCTGAGCGGCAATGTCACAGTTAATTCTGATGACTTAATTACTCAACCTGCAAGCGGGGCAGAACTTCGGGTGAGCCGAGCTGCTATAAATTCTGATCAGATATATGTGGTTTACAAAAACGTTAATGCTGTTACTGTTGGTCAGGGAAACATTTGGATAAATGGAGTGCAGTCCTCAGTATATCCAATAAATAACACTTATAACACAACAATATCCAATGAAATACGGGTTGATGGTATTTCTCAGCCACTGGTTTGTCCGATCGCGACGAATTTGATTGGCAAAACAGATGCTAATGGAAATGTAACGTTGCGTGATGGTACTAAAATTGTACAAGAAAACATCTGGTATAGTGCAGGTATTGATTCTGCAACCAATGGTCAGGGATTTGATCTAGAAGATTCGGAACAGGTGAGATTTCTTAAGTCCAGTACTGCAGAGCTGCTGACTAGTTTTGAATTAGCTACCGATGAGGATGTAGTAAATATATTAATCACTGAAGATGGAAGAACACTATCTGCTGAATTTGGAGGCAATCGATGACAATTAAAATTAGTCAGTTAGGGACACTAACTGCACTGGCCGGAAACACTCTTATCCCAGTGGTGGAATCCACTAATTTGGGGTACACCAGTAAAAAAATTCAAGCTTCAACGCTGAGAACTTTTTTTGCCAATATTGCCACCAGTGGCGACACAGCGAACCTAACTATTAATTCTAATTTGGTGCCAAATTTTGGCAGCAGATACAGTCTAGGGTCCGCCAGTCTTCCGTATGATGGGTTGTTCCTGTCAGGCAGTATGGTTAGCAGCGGTCAGATACAAAATGTCTCGGGTATCCAATCTACATCCACAAACACTGGCGCAATAATTGTTCAGGGCGGAATTGGTGTTAGTGGTAGTATCAATGCCCAAAATATGTCGGCAAATATTCTGACAGGTGTGTTGGCAACTTCTGACCAGCCCAATATCACGGGAGTTGGCACAATTACTTCGGGCGTTTGGCAAGGCACTACCATTACTAATGCATATCTGGCCAACAACAGTATAACCATCAATGGCGTAACTGTTGCTCTGGGCGGTTCGGCGACAGTGACAGCCAACGCAGCAACATTGACTGGTACAACATTGAACTCGACTGTTGTTGCATCAAATCTAACATCGGTGGGTACAATTGCTACTGGTACATGGCAAGGTTCGGTAATTCAACCAGCATATATTGCTACATTGAACCAAAACACCACAGGTAGTGCAGCCAGTTTGACTACAGCACGTACCATCAACGGTGTGGCATTTAATGGCACAGCTAACATCACTGTTACCGCCAATGCTGCAACACTGACTGGCACAACACTAAATTCAACTGTAGTTGCATCAAGTTTGACCTCAGTTGGTAACATTGTTACTGGTACCTGGTCAGCATCACCAATCCAGAACGCATACCTGACCAACAGCAGTTTGACTGTCAACGGAACACTTGTATCACTAGGTGGCACTGCGACTATCACCGCCAATGCCGCAACATTAACTGGCACAACACTAAATTCAACTGTAGTTGCATCGAGTTTGACATCAGTAGGTAACCTAACTGCACTGAGTGCCAGCGGTAATATTAGCACAACTGGTAATGTTATTGCTGCTAAGTTCTACGGAGACGGAAGCAGTTTAACTGGAGTAGTGGCCACGGGTGTTGGCACTCTAGGTTCATTGACAGTCACCGGCAACATAAGTGCAGGTAATGTATCAGCAACCAACTTGACAGGTACACTGACAACAGCAACACAACCCAACATTACATCAGTTGGTACCCTAGGTTCACTATCAGTTACCGGTAACGTGACTGCAGGCGGGTACGTTGGTCCACATTATGGTTCAGGCGCTGGTTTGACATCAATCCCCAATGGTGCACTAACCAACAGCAGCATCACCGTCAATGGTACATCAATTAGTTTAGGTTCAAGTGGCACAGTAACAGCCAACGCAGCAACACTGACTGGTACAATATTGAATAGTACTGTAGTTGCATCGAGTTTGACATCAGTAGGTAACCTAACTGCACTGAGTGCCAGCGGTAATATTAGCACAACTGGTAATGTTATTGCTGCTAAGTTCTACGGAGACGGAAGCAGTTTAACTGGAGTAGTGGCCACGGGTATTGGTAACCTAACGTCAATCACAGTTGGGAATATCACCAATGCCAACTCCAATGGTGTTGGAAATATCGGCTCATCCACAAATGGGTTCAATACCATATTTGCTAAAGCAACTTCTGCCCAATATGCGGATATTGCCGAATGCTATCTAGCAGATGCTGACTACGCACCGGGCACAGTTCTAGAATTTGGTGGCAAATTTGAAGTCACTGAATCTACTGATGAGTCTCAGAGAATTGCAGGGGTAGTGTCCACCAGTCCTGCATACGTTATGAATGACCAATTACAAGGTCAGCACGTGGTGCAAGTGGCGCTATTGGGTCGCGTGCCCTGTCGAGTTCGTGGAAAAATATTCAAAGGTGACTTCATGGTGGCAGGCGGCAGCGGCTATGCCAGACCCACTGCCTATCCTAAATTTGGTACCGTAATTGGTAAAGCATTAGAAGATTTTGATGGCTCCGACGGCATCATTGAAATTGTGGTTGGTAGGCTCTAGAATGGATACTAAGAACGAAATAAATAATACTATGAATACCAATGAACAATTGCCAGACATACAACCACCGCATAAAACTCCTGACGAGCGCGGCGGTGTGCATATACAAGGACATATTAGAATTTTTGATCCAGAAACTCAGGAGGTTTTTGTTGACAAAAGAAACGCCATTCATTATGAAAACATGAGTGAAGCACTGGCGTTGAGTGTGGCCAACAAAGGCAATTCATTCATCAGTGAAATGCATTTTGGCAACGGTGGCACCACTGTGGATCCTACCGGGGTTATCACGTATTTGCCCACTAACACCAACATACAAAATGCTAATTTATATAGTCCACAGTATTATAAAATTGTGGACGACACCAACGCTGCCAATAGTGATCCTGCCAGAAACAGAATGGAAGTCACTCACACTCCGGGGCTGGTATACACTGATATTGTTGTTAGATGTCTGTTGGATTATGGTGAGCCCAGCGGGCAAGCTGCTTTCGATAACAGTCAGGATCTAAACGGTCAATTCGTATTCGACGAATTGGGACTCAAAGGATACAGTCTGGATGGCCCGGGGCAGGGAAAATTATTAACACATGTGATTTTTAGCCCAGTGCAAAAATCACTCAACAGATTGATACAAATTGATTACACAGTACGCATACAAACACTGACTAATTTGAGCACAAATGCATAACTAGGAAAAGATCATGTCTTACATAATAAGAAAAACCAATGGAGTAACACTAGGCACCATCTTAGATGGCACCATCGACGACAGATCTAAAACTAGTCTGCGGTTGGTGGGCAGAAATTACAGCAATTATGGTCAGATCATGACCGATAATCTGGTGGGGATGTTGGAACACTTTGCCTACAACATCGCTCCGCCAAATCCTATTGCAGGACAGCTTTGGTGGAATACTGATGATCAGAGATTACGTGTCTACACTGGCTCAGCATTCAAAATAATCAGTAGTTCTACTGCACAACCTGCCAGTCCCATTACTACCACAGCTGGTGACTTGTGGTGGGATTCAGCTAATAAGCAATTATATGTCTATGACGGTACAACTCCTTACAATTCAGCGGGCTGGCAGTTAGTTGGTCCTCAGCGCAATGGCAGCGGTGCTATCTGGGAACAAATCAATGATATCACCCAAACAACCCATAGCGTGCTTTCTGTATACCTAAATCAGGTGCGTACAGGCATTGTTAGTTCGGATCCTGAATTCACTCCGGCCATCTCCATACCTGGGTTTACCACAATCAAGACTGGATACAACCTAAACTCGTCGGGGCAGTTTAATGGCACTGCTGCCGACAGTCAGAAATTGGCCGGAATTGAGGCAAGAAATTATCTACGGACTGATGAAGATGGTACCATCAATGGAACATTGACGGTATCAAATAATTCGGGAATGACCATCGGCCGTTCGTCCAATTTGCAAATTACTACAAATTCCATTGGCGACGTTAGTATAAAGAACACCAGACTCAACGGCAGAATTAGTATGTATTCCAATACTCAAGGAGTATCCACCGAATCATTCTACATTGATGGCGAGACAGGCAGATCAATTATGAAATCAGCAACGCTGGGTGACAATACGGCGTCTACATCCGCAGGCACAGGTGCATTACTAGTCGCTGGCGGCGCCGGGATTACTGGCAATTTAAATGTCGGTGGAAATGCAAACTTTACCGGATTAGCTACTGCAGTTACTATGCCTAGTGGAACAGCCAATGCCAGTGTCGCTACTACCGAGTTTGTTATCACCAGTTCGGGATTCTTAAAAAATAGGATTTATGTCGGTTCAGAAACATATGTAGCAGTTGAAGACTTTGGTGTTGGCAACATGCAAGTGGTTATCGACGGCACCACAGTGGCAACTGCCAGTAAAGACGGGTTTAATTTATCCAATGGTGCCACTGCCATCACTCAACCCGACACCTACAATAATACTGGCAATGCCAGTATTGCAACTACACAATTTGTTAAAACAGCATCAAAATGGTGGGGTGGCAGCGCCAAATTTGTTAGCCTAGAATCTCCCAGACCGGGTATTAATGATGCAGGGTCTAAGGACGGAGATTTTTGGTTTCAGTACGTTTGACGGTGTTTTTACTAAATAAATACTACTATAGGTCATAAAAGATGTCATATACAATCACTACTACTTCGGGATCCACACTTGCAACTGTTGCAGATGGTACCATTAATAACTCTAATACAAGTTTGACCCTGATCGGTAAAAACTATGCTGGCTATGGCGTCTTTTTAAATGAAAACTTTGTAAAATTACTGGAGAATTTTTCTTACGGTACTCCGCCTGCGACCCCGCTAACTGGTCAGATCTGGTATGACACTAGCGTGGGTGTGTTGAAAGTTTATAATGGTGCAAACTGGAAAGCCATCAGTAGTTCGGCTTCCGGATCAACACCACCGGTGAATCCAGTTGTTGGCGATCTGTGGTGGGATTCGACAAATTCACAATTAAAAGTCTGGAGTGGCACCGTTTGGGTTATTGTGGGACCATCGTATACTTCTACTTCGGGCACCAGTGGTGCATTGGTAGAAACCATATTAGACACTTCAAATGTCAGTCATGTGGTTGTTAAATTTTATATTGCTAACACTGTTGTTGGTATTCTAAGCAAAGACCCTGTTTTCACTCCGCAAGCTAGTGTTGCTGGATTTAGCACAATTAAACCAGGATTTAATCTGGTAAGTGCCAGCGCAATTACTGGCGCACAATTCTCGGGCGATGCTAGCAATGCGTTGTCACTGCAAGGAATTGCTGCCAATCAATTGCTGCGCAGTGATCAAAATACCAGCACAAGTTACAACATAACGGCGGGCGGCGTGACTATTGGATCAGATCTAAATATTTCACCAGCGTCTGCCTCAGAGGTTGTCATTAACAATACCACACTGAATAAAGATATAAATCTTTATGTCAATGCTGCTGGGGTTAAAACTCGAGCCATTGGCATTGTTGGCGGAAATGCTGCGGTGTTTCTCAATGGTACAACTGTGTCAATCGCCGGCACTGCAAGAGTTGCTGGTGCATTTACTGCCGCATCCACAGTTACAATTAGCGGTAATGCCACGCTTGGTCAATCAATGACTGTTGGTGGGGTAATCCTACCCAACAACACAAACACTATTGATATAGGTTCAGGTAGTGCAAAGTTTGCTAATATTTACGCTACTAATTTTATCGGATCCTTGATCTCTACAACATCAGTTTCCGTCCCAGGCATTACCAAATCAGGCACAGATGGTGTGGGTGATATTGGTCAGTCAAATAATAAATTCAATAACATCTATGCCAACAATTTTGTAGGAAACATTTCAACTACCTCGGCGTCAGTGCCAAGCATTACCAAATCAGGCACAGATGGTGTGGGTGATATTGGTCAGTCGAATAATAAATTTGGCAATGTCTGGGCAACTACTTTCCGTGGTACATCAATCACTGCACAGTATGCTGACTTAGCAGAACGATTTGCTGCTGATCAGTCATATGCTCCGGGCACTGTTGTTGCTCTGGGCGGATCAAAGGAAATTACCGCAGTGGCAGAAGATCTAAGCGAAGACGTTTTTGGTGTAATTAGTAACCGTGCTGCCTTTCTGATGAATGGCGAAGCGGGTGATGACGTTACTCACCCTGCGGTTGCGGTTAGTGGCAGAGTACCAGTCAGAGTGGTTGGCCGAGTTAAGAAAGGCGACCGGTTGGTTGCCGCAGGTAATGGACTTGCAAGATCTGCCAGACGGGACGAGATGACTGCGTTCAATGTCATTGGCAGATCTCTCGAAAATAAAGAAAAAGACGGCGAAGGCGTGGTAGAAGCCATCGTCAAACTAAATAGTTAAAAGGAACTAAAAAATGGCTTATCAGACCGGTGACTTGATCCTACGCGATCACTACAATACATTTGCAACAGGCAATGCTGATGGCACTGCCAATAATGCAGTAGCAAACATTAACACAGTATGGGGCGTGGGCTCAGGCGACAAGGGATATGGTCAGAGCACCACATTGTCGGCAGTGGCCACCGGTGATACTGTAACTGCTACCCAATGGTCAACCTTGTTGGCAAGATTAAACAGTATACTAATCCACCAAGCAGGTGCCGGTTCAGGGCTAACAAGTCCCACTGCTGGCGATACCATCGCTGCTTTAAGCACACTATCATCAAAGATTTCTACTGCATATACCAATCGTGCAACTTTTAACAGCACACGTGGCACACCGGCAACTACCTCATTGAGTGCAATATGGAACGTTGCAAGCCCAACAACATTCCAACAAGTTCGCACAGTGACATTTGCCAGCAGTGATCAAGCACGTTATTTTTTCAACGCCGGTGGCAGAGTTGCATTGAGTTTTGCTGTGACCAACGGTGCAGATAATGCCAAAGAAACCGCCTGGACATCGTTATTGGGTACCAAATTGGCAACACTAAATTTTGATTTTACAACCAGTGGCCGTACTGGCACTGGCGGCACACTAACCACCGACGGCAGTGCAATTGGATTCTGGGATCTAACAACATCAGATCAGACACTGATCAAATTGACAGATACCACTGCTGCCTACACTACCAACTATGTGGAAGTGCTGGCCAAAATTTCAGGCACTGCGGGTTCTAATGGTGGGTTGGGCAACGTTATCACATTTACCATTAACTATAATGATGCTGCAACTGATACATTTGATGATGCAATCAACATGACCATCAACGCCAACGTTGTGGTTACACCACCAGAAACCACCAACCTTACCAACACATGGGGCTCAGTGACAGCAGCTTCAACAGTAAACTAATTTGATTTTAATCGGTCGAGTTTGTATAATAAAAGCACTGCTAGACAGTGCTTTTATTTTGACACCACACTTTCGTAGATAATTACAAGTATGACCACCACCACTGAAAATATTATCAATCAAGTTAAACAAGCCACCGACTTTCAAATTAATAAACGCGCACTGCAGGAAAAAATTAAAATTGATCTGCATTTGGCGTATAATGGCGGATTATTTTTAGTTGATCAAACTTTGCTGGCTTTTTTGTCCACTTGGCCCACCGATGAATTATTTGTTGAAGACGTCTATGGCAATCCCATCAAATGCCTTAGAACAGAACTTCTGCAGCAGGCCAGAGAATGTTATCAATCAGTGATGAATACATGGCACATCCAACATGAAGAACTTAGAAGTGTCAGAAAAATCTAAAGGCGTATTGATATTTGCCAACAATACCGGTTATATAGATTACACTACCATTGCTCAACGAGCTAAGATTCTGGCCGAGCATTATCTTAAATTGCCGGTGACCATTGTCACGGGGCAGGATCTAATCAATCACCGATACAATATCGATTCCGGTAAGTTTGAAGCCTGGCACAACGGTGGTAGATATTTGGCCCATGAGCTGAGTCCGTATGATCAGACAATTCTGATTGATGGTGACTATTTTGTTTTTGATGATAATCTACTAAAAATTTTAGATGTGGTGTCGGATTATCAGATAACAAAAACAAATAATTATGTCTGCAGTCAACACAGCAATCAAATGGGCCAATATAGCCTGGATACATTGTGGGCAACTGTGATGGTGTTTAATAAAACTCCCAAGACCAAAATGTTATTTGATCTGGTGGGTGCAATTGAGCGCAATTATCAATATTACAGAGACCTCTACAATATCGAAGCTAGAAATTTTAGAAATGATTATGCATTTACTATTGCTGACAATATCATAAACGGTTACAGTTCCGATAGTAAAAATTATTTGCCTTGGCCCATCGTCAGCGTGCCCGGCCCGATTGATAGTTTGGAACTCAAAGGTTCAAACTTTTATTTGAAAACCGCAGGACAAGCATTTGTGCTACCCAAACAAAATATTCATTTAATGAGCAAAGCCTGGATATTATCAGACGAATGCCAACGATTGATTGAGGCAGCAACCAATGCGTAAATTTAAAAGTCAAGTAGGTTTTTTGACCATTGCACAGAATAACGACATCACTGATTATCTAGAGTTGGCTTATCAGCAAGCACTGAATATCAAAGCCACACAACAGCAGCATGAGTTTGCAGTTCTAGTGGATGCTGCGACGTTGGAGCTGATCACAGATCGTCATCGACAAGTATTCGATCATATCATCACATTAAAAACAGATTGGGCCAAGAATGAATCTTGGAAAATGAGCAATGAGTGGCAAGTGTTCTATCTAACCCCTTTTAAAGAAACCATCAAGCTGGAAAGTGATCTGTTGTTTACTCGAGACGTTGGTCATTGGCTAACTGGTTTGCGGTTAAGAGATATTTGTTTTAGCCTGTATTGTCAAGATCTGTATGAACGGCAGGTCAAATTAAGCCCCTACAGAAAAATTTTTAAAGAAAATAATCTGCCAGATATTTACACTGGCATGTATTATTTTAGATACAGTCAGACTTCGGCAGATTTTTTTAGAACGGCTCGTGATGTTTATGACAATTGGCAGCAGATAAAAAATCATCTGATGTTAGTGGACGACTTGCCTACCACAGATGTTGCATTTGCCATTGCTGCTAAAATTTTAGGACAGGAACATTGCACTATTCCTAGCCTAGATTTTTTCAATTTTGTACACCTCAAACCACAAATTCTAGGCTGGAATGAAACCCAAGCAGTGACTGATCATGTCAATGTCGAATGGCAGGATAATATAGTAAGAATCAACAATCGCAATCAATACTACCCAGTGCATTATTATGAGAAGAGATTTATTCATGCTACCAGGTGAGGCAGAATTTCTCCAGGCTTTGGAATTGCTAACCGATCATCCTGTGGCATCGACGGAGTATCGAGCTTACTATGATGCAGATGGTTGTGTCACGGGATTTTCAGGCAGCGGGTTTCCTGACGGCGATAATTGGATACACATCAGTAGAGAGATATATATTTTACATGATTGGAATTTTTTAAAAGTAGTGGACGGTAAAATAATTCGAGTTGAGCCCACATACCTGCATCATTTTGCTTTGACTCGCAGCAACAAAGGTGTTAAAGTAGTTAAAGGTCATGCTAGCATTGTTGTAGAAGATGACTATTTAGAAACGGAATATTATGAGCGTAGAAATAGTTGATGTTGCAGATTTAGATTGCATTTACCTCACATACGATGAACCCAAGAAGGAAGAGTTTTGGGTTAAGATACAGAACATGGTGCCCTGGGCCAAACGCGTGGACGGAGTCAAAGGCTCAGACGCTGCGCACAAGGCTGCTGCCGACGCCAGCGATACCGATCGCTTTGTTCTGATTGACGGCGATAATTTACCAGATCCAGAATTTTTTAATCTGCAGTTGAAGCTGGATACAACCAATCGAGACTGTGTGTTTCGCTGGAAAGCCAGAAACATCATCAATGGTCTGCAGTATGGCAATGGCGGCATGAGCTGCTGGACTAAAGAATTTGTACACAACATGAAGACTCATGAAGCCAGTGACGGCTCAGCGGCCAATGATGTAGAGTTCTGCTTTTATCCCAACTACTGGGCTATGAATGACCGCTACAGTGTGACTTATCCCAATCAGACGCCCTTTCAGGCCTGGCGAGCGGGATTCCGCGAAGGTGTTAAAATGTGCTTGGATCGCGGTGCCAAACCTACATTAGAAAACTTTGAGCAACGTGTACACAGTCGCAATTATGACAACTTATGCATATGGCAGAGCGTGGGAGCAGATGTGGAAAATGGATTCTGGGCCATTTACGGTGCCAGACTGGGCACCTATCGAACCATGCTGACCGACTGGGATTATCGCCAAGTTCAGGATTTTGATGCATTATCTGCACTTTGGCAAGAGTATCATATACACGAGCCCGAGCACTGTGCAGAATTGGGGCAGGTTCTACGAACTCGACTGGGACTAAGCATTGTTGATATGGACCCCACTGACAGTGCGTTTTTCAAACATCACTATCGCAGTAATTTCCAAAACAAAGGTCCGATGGTTCGTGAATAAAAGCAATTTTATGGGCACAGCCGAGTTGATGCGTGAGAAGCTAGGGCACGCATTGTGTTTGGCCAAATGGCAGCAGGTTAGTTTGCATCTACCTACTGGGTTGACCAATAGCTGCTATCATCCTCCTTTGCATGAAATTGATGCTGCTCCTTTGACGTTCAATCCCGGCGCATTACACAATACTGCGCACAAGAAAGCACAACGTAAGTTGATGTTGGAGCAGCAACGTCCGCCAGAGTGTGCTTATTGTTGGTCGGCCGAAGACAACGGCCAACTTAGTGACAGGCATTATCGCAGTGGCGAACCTTGGGCAGCAGAACACTATGAAGAAATAGCCCATGGTTCCTGGGATCAGGATGCCACACCCAGTTATGTGGAAGTTAACTTTAGTCACGGATGTAATCTGGCCTGCAGTTATTGCAGTCCACAGTTCAGCACCGAGTGGGGCAAAGAAATTGATCGCTGGGGGGCCTATCCCACCACCACACCGCACAATGATCCCATACACTTTCAGGGGCGCCGTAAACCCATTCCGGTTCGTGAAGAAAATCCCTATGTGGAAGCCTTCTGGCGTTGGTGGCCAGAGCTGTATCCTCACCTCAAGCATTTTCGCATGACTGGTGGTGAGCCACTCATGGACAAGAATACGCATCGAGTGTTTGATTATATCTTGGCCCTGCCCAAGAGTGATTTGCATGTGGACGTCACCAGTAATTTCAGCGTGGATGATGCATTGTTTGAGAAATACATGCACAAGGTTGAACAACTGTGTCGGGGCACAAAAATTGAACACTTCATGCAGTATGTGAGTTTGGATTCGGGCATCAAAGAACAGAGCGAGTACATACGCGGTGGTCTCAATCTAGACAAGTGTTTGCATAACACTGAGGAATTTTTAACCAGAGTGCCTTACAGAAACAGTCTGACCTACATCATTACCATGAGCAATCTCAATATTCTGGGTCTGCGAAAGTTATTGGAAATTGTTCTGGAACAACGCAAAAAACATAGTCAGACTTATCAGCGTGTCTGGTTTGATACGCCACTGCTCAGACAACCCGCCTGGCAAAGCCTGCAGATTCTGCCTATTAGTTATATGCAAATACTAGAAGATGTTGCCGATTGGATGGCGTCCAATCAACTGCCCGAAGGTGTTGATAGATTTGATGGATTTAAAGATTATGAAGTTCAACGCATGCGCAGAAATATTGCCTGGATGAAAAATGGGCAAAGTCTAGACCCTGAGTATATAAAGCAACAACGAGCAGATTTTTATAGATTTTTTAATGAATACGACAAACGTCGCGGATTTAGTTTTATTAAAACCTTTCCCATAATGAAAGAATTCTGGCAGGAGTGCAAGTATTATGCCGAAACAGCATAACGAAACAGATCTAGAATACCGTCGCAGAGTAATTGATATCAAATCGGCTAGTTTTTGCGCTGCTAAATGGTACAATGCCACCATATGGTTGGGGTCAGGCATGACTACCAGTTGTCATCATCCTTTGCCACATAAAGTGTCGATAGAGGAAGTTGAGGCAAATCCACGTGCGTTGCATAATACGTCACGCAAAAAGCAAGAACGTCATCAGATGCAACAAGGGCAGCGCCCTGCTGGTTGCGAGTACTGCTGGAAAATTGAAGACATGGGGGTAGATGCCATCAGTGATCGAGTGTATAAAACTGTAATTTATAAAGATGAGGACCTAGAACATGCATATCAAACGGATTCAAATCAAGACATCAATCTTAAAACTTTGGAAATCGCATTTGACAGAACTTGCCAACTGGCCTGTAGTTATTGCAATCCTGCTTTCAGCACCAGCTGGGTACGTGATGTTCATCGAAATGGAGCATACGTCAATTTGGTCAGCGACGGTCGTAACCATTTCACTCACGAGCATGATAGTGCTCAACTCTATAAACTCGGTGAAACTAATCCGTACGTCGAAGCCTTCTTCAAATGGTGGGAATCGGACCTACATCAAACATTGACCGAATTGCGTATCACTGGCGGCGAACCACTCATGAGCGGATATACTAAACGTCTGTTGGATTGGTTCAAGAATAATCGTGGTGCTAGTCAGACTCGTTTGGCCATCAACAGCAATTTGTGTTTCGATCAATCAGTACTGGAAGAGTTACTGGACAGCACTGCGGGCATTGAACTAGATCTCTACACCAGTAACGAGAGCATGCATGATCATGCAGAGTACATTCGTGATGGACTAGAATGGGAGCAGTGGACCAGTAACATGTGGTTTTTGATGCGCAGCGGCCGGTTGCGCGGATTACATGTCATGTGCACAATTAATGCTCTTTGCCTGGAAAGTTTGCCAGAATTTCTAACCATGCTCATGGAATGGAAGAGCCAATGGGGGAAGAATAACCCTAACTTTACATTAAATATTCTGCGCTTTCCCAGTTTCCAAAGTCCGTTAGTGTTGCCCGACAACATTCGCATGAAACATAGACAGCGGTTAATTGATTGGTTAAATAAATTTAATGACCATTGTATGCTGCACGAACACGAGAAAAATCATGTGCAACGTCTAATTGACTATTTGGACATTGTTAAAACACCGCACAGTGATGCATTTGACCCCCCGGCATTACATAACGATTTCAAACAATTTCACCAACAATATGATCAGAGGCGCAACAAAGATTTTAAAAAGACATTTCCGCAACTGATCGACTGGTACAACACACTATGACAAACCCAAAAATATTTAAATTAAATGTTTTAGATACAAAAAGTCCAAGTTTCTGCGGCGCAAAATGGTACAATGCTAGTATACATTTACATGCAGGGTGGACTACCAGTTGTCACCATAACCCGCCGCATGCGATTAATTTGGAAGAGGTTAGAAATAATCCTAGTGCATTACACAATACTCCGATCAAAAAAGAACAGAGGGCCATGATGCAACGTGGAGAAAAACCATTAAACTGTCAATTTTGTTGGGTTATGGAAGAAACCAGTCCAGAGTCGGTGTCTGATCGAGTGTTATTCAGCGAGATGTCCAGCCTACCAAGATTAGACGCAGCATTTAATGGAGATCCAAATGCTGATTACGATTTAGATTATCTAGAAATTAGTTTTGATAGAACCTGTCAACTTGGGTGTGCATACTGTTCCCCTGCAATTAGCAGCACTTGGGCGCGCGATATACGCAGAGCAGGGCCTTATAAAAATTTAGAGTCTGATTTACGGCAGACTTATATATCATCTTGCGACGATGTTTCTGTATATAAGTTTGGGGACGAAAATCCTTACGCCGAAGCATTTTTTAAATGGTGGGAAACAGATTTACACAAATCGTTGAAAATTTTAAGAATCACTGGTGGGGAACCTATGATGAGTGGCCACACTTGGAAACTTTTAGAATGGTTGCGGGATAATCCTAAGAAGAGTTCCTGCCATATACATATGACCACCAATTTGGCATATGACAGCGAGACTCTTGACAGATTTCTTGATATCTGTAGCCAACTGGATAATCACATAGAAATTTGGAGCAGTAACGAGTCCATTGGAGAAAAATCAGAATATGTCCGTGATGGAATAAGTTGGCAGCAGTGGGAAGAAAATGTTGATAAAGTGATTCAGCATCCTGCTATATCACAATTTGGAATTTGTACTACACCCAGTGTACCGTCAATTGATGGATTCGTTGAATTTTTGGAATGGGCATTGGAAAAAAAGAAAAATTTGCCGTCAACCTTGTCCCCGGGCAGGATGATGATATCGGTTAATCCGTTACGCTGGCCCACTTTCCAAAATATTGTAGTTTTGCCAGACAATCTAAGATCAGAATATGCTAAAAAATTAGATACTTTTTTGTCTGAATCAGACTTTAACAATTTTTTTGGAGACTATACCGTTAATCAACTACGTAGATTTTCTGTATATTTGAATAACGTCGTTGACCCACACAAAGAGTCCAAAATATCATTTGAGAAAAAAACTTACAATGAATCAGATTGTCAGACTGATACTAACCTTTTGGCAAAAGATTTTAAAAGATTTTTTTCTCAATACGATCAACGACGAAATAAAGATTTTATCACAGCGTTTCCACAATTAGCCAACTGGTACACCACACTATGAGCGAACCAAACGACATCAAAGGTTTTTACAACAAAGGCTATAGTTACACAGCCAGAGCACCATATTTTGCCGATCTAGAAAGTTTAACAGAGAAACAAAAAGAATTGCTTTTGGAGAGCAAGACATTTTGCATGTTACCTTGGGTACATATGCATGCATTTCCTGATGGGAGAGTGTATCCTTGTTGTTTGGCAGACTACTGGCATCCTTTAGGCGATCTGCGCAAGGATGATATGGTGACTGTATGGAATCAGGGTGCCTATAAACAGTTGCGGCAAAACATGCTGAATGAACGATCCAGTAAGGAATGCAACAAATGCTATGAACAAGAGAAAAGTGGATTTTTCAGTATGCGGTATGATGCCAACAGAAATTATGGTCATCATATTGCAGAAGTAGAACAGACTCTTGAAGATGGCGAGCATCCAGAATTCAATATTAGATACTGGGATGTGAGATTCAGTAATCTCTGCAATTTCCGTTGCAGAACCTGTGGGCCTATCTTCAGCAGTAATTGGTATGGTGATCACATTAAACTTTATAATAGAAACCCAGATGTTTTGGGCAGAGAAATGACCACAGTGGAGTACGCTGGTCGCCATGAGATGGATATTTGGGAGCAAATGCAACCACACATTCCGCATTTGGAACAAGTTTATTTTGCTGGTGGCGAACCTTTGATCATGAAAGAGCATTACCTATTACTGGAAAAATTGATCGAGCTGGGTAAGACTGATGTCAGACTCATGTATAATACTAATTTTAGTGAGCTCAGATATAAAAATAAACATGTGTTTGAGTACTGGAAGCATTTTAAAACTGTCAATGTTGGTGCTAGTCTGGATGCTAGCGGTCACCGTGCAGAAATCCTGCGTAAAGGTGCTGATTGGCAGCAAACTGTGGCTAATCGCGAGCGTATGATGCGTGAAGTTCCACACGCAGACTTTTATATCAGTGCAACTGTTAGTGCTGCCAATATACTGCACGTATTAGATTTCCACCGCGAATGGACTGAATTGGGCTTAATAAAAGCCAAAGATTTCAATGTTAATATTTGTCAGAGTCCTGAATGGCACAGAATTGATGTATTACCAGAACAATTTAAGCGAGAAATTGTTGAACCGGCGTACCGTAAACATTTGGAATGGTTGCGCCCGCAGGACGATTTAAAACGAGCCACAAATGGTTTTGAAAGTGCCATCAACTTTATGATGGCCAAGGACAACAGCCAACACTGGAATAAGTTTGTTGCGGAGACCGCCAAACTTGATCGAGTCAGAAATGAAGATTTCTGGCAAGTATTTACTGAATTGAGCTCTTTACCACATGACATTACCTAATAGCATTTGTATACTTCCATGGATCAGCATTGAGACTAGTCCTATTGGCACAGCTCGTCCTTGTTGTTTGGCCAAAGATGAAATAACCAAATCCACTGGCGAAAAATATTTGCTTAAAGAGCATAATCTTGAAGAGATTTATCACAGTGAGTATATGCAAAATCTTAGGCAGGAATTTTTATCAGGCAATAAACCCTCTACTTGCGATCGTTGCTGGGAAGAGGAGGCTGCAGGTCGAACCAGTAAAAGAATCAACAGTCGGATTCGTCTTAAAGAGTATTATGATCAAGTGGATTGGCACAATGTCAACCCTGACCAATTGTGGTTCATTGATCTTAAATTGGGCAATATTTGCAATCTCAAATGTCGTATTTGCGGCAGCTGGAGCAGCAGCAAGTGGGTCCAGGAAGAAATTGATTATGTTCCTGCTCTTGCGAACAGAAAAGAACATCTGGCATATAAGTTTCTGCAGCAAGGCGCGTGGCCCCGAGAAAGCCCTGACTTTTGGGAAAACCTAAAAAGTCTGCTGCCCAACATCAGATATTTTGAGTTCACTGGCGGGGAGCCCTTTCTGATTCAGCAGCATTTTGATTTGTTGGAGTATGCCGCAGAACATGGCCACAGCCAGCACATTGACATTCATTACAACACCAATGGCACTGTGTTCCCTGATGCTGCTGAACTGTGGAGCAAGTTCAATCGTGTGGAAATTGCGTTCAGCATAGATAACATCGGCGAGCGGTTTGAACTCGAACGGTACGGTGCAGAATGGTTGGAAGTGCAAGAAAATTTGAATAAGTTTTCAGCCATGCGCAGTGAGAAAATTATCACACAACTCTGCACCACAATGAATGTTCAGAATGTCTATTATTTGCCAGAAATTTGTGACTGGGCTAGCGCTCAAAATTTTGACTACATATATTTCAATATGTTGCATGATCCCTGGCACATGAATATTGGCCGCATGACCCCCGCAGCACAACAGTTGGTGATCGAAAGATTGACTGATCACAAGTTTCACACCAAATATCGTGCAGAAATTGAACGCATTGTTCAGTTTATTCGTAACGGGTCTGGCAGCGATGGCCAAAAATTTTTAATGGTAATGAAATTGGCCGATCAATATAGAAAGCAAAGTTTTGCTGAAACACATCCCGAAATTGCCAGGGCTATGGGGTATTGACCTCGGTATTGTAATGACTATCCCCAACAGCAAACCTAATTTTTGCATGGCCCCCTGGACGCATACCTATTTAAGTCCTCAAACTGAGCGAAGAATGTGCTGTGCTAGTCGCGAGCCAGCACAAAACTTCCAACAGTATATCGACACCGGGGCCGGCACAGGCAAGTACATTCCTATCACACTAGAGCAGCATTGGAATAGCGAGCACATGAAGTCGGTGCGTCGACGTATGATGGCGGGAGAAACATTGCCCGAGTGTGAAGTATGCAATAATAAGCTATTAAATACCGATGTATACCGCAGCTATTTTAATCAGTTGTTCGGACATAAGTACAATAGCATATGGGAAACCACAGATGCATCGGGGTATACTACCATGCAACCTGTCAGCTGGGATTACCGTTTCAGTAATCTCTGCAATTTCAAATGCCGTATGTGCGGCGACATGTTAAGCAGTGCCTGGGAAACCGAACAACGACAGCACGACATGATCAACTGGCATGATACCAAGAATAATTGGATGCGGTCAGAAATAAAAAAACAAATCGAATATTTTCAAGAAACACAAATTGAGCAGGAGTTTGCAGCAGCAGTTGAGAACCATCAAATTGAAGAAGTTTATTGGGTAGGCGGTGAGCCTCTAATGTATGAACAACATTGGCGCTATATGCGACGAATTGTTGAACTGGGAGATGGTAAAAATGTTTACGCTAGATACAACACAAATCTTAGCCGCGTCAATTACCGTGGTATCAATCTCTACAGTGATATTTTGGTTGGGCTACGAGACTGGCAAATATGTGCAAGCATCGATGGTACGGGACGAATTGGAGAGTATATACGAACAGGTCTCGATTATGCAGCGTGGCTTGAAAACTTTAAGGCTGGTGTTCGAATCGCTACGCATCGTCGTCAGATGAGAATTGATTTCACACTTACCCTTCCGGGTATGTTTGAAATAGCGAATATTCAAAAGTTAGCAGATGATTTGGGTGTGGATATCTTGGCCAAAGTGGTTTTTAGCTTTAGTCCAGATATCCTACTTTCGCCTCTAGCGTTGCCTCGAGGCATGTTGCATGCCTGGATAGACGAACTACTGCCCACGACATCGGGCGCATTGCGAGACATTCTGATACAACTCAAAACTCGACCTACATTTGCCGAGCAATGGCCCAATGAATATCAATCAGGGTTGTGTAAAGGCAAATCAAGAATTTTAAAATTAGAAGCCATTAGATCAGATACATACACATTAGCAGATATTTTGAGCACAAGGCCTGAGGTTTATGAGTGGTATCAATCCATCAACTGTTAAAGTCACTTTAAGAAATCCCACTAACAAGTCTGACACATTGGATTACTGGATAATCCCTGATGTACACTTGTTGGCTCAAGATTGGGTCGGTGCTCTTAAAGAACTACTAAAGTCAGAAAGACCGCTAGAAAAAAACTACTGTTTCATGGGATTTCCTGAAACTGCTAGAGATTTAAATTATCTCTGTAATGAACTTAATCAGCATATTCGTCGAATTAATCTTTTTAATCGAAAAAAGATCTGGCAAGATGCAGGGTTAAGGTCTTATATAATTGAAGATTATTTTACTCCCGATGTTGTGAGATTTGATAGTGATTATCCCATTGGGTGGGATGATGAAAATTTGGGACTCAGTGTCAAACACGAGGCCATGAATCGTCTGCATAATCATTTTGAAAGATTACAAGGGGTTGCTTGGAATCTCAGTGAGTATTATAAACTGGCTGATTATGAAACCAAATATGCCATCAGGCAACTCAACAATATCTGCCACGAAATTGAGACATTGATATTGAGTCAGCGTAAACAGGCAGTATTACCAGAATGGGTGCGTCCTAGCCAGATTACTACATTCCTGCAGGCCCAGCGTTATGAATTAACGTATGAGCACAGGCAGTTGTTTTTGACTAATGGATATGATCGAGAATTTGGCAGAGTTTACATGCATTGGACACAGGTCGGTAAAACATTGTTTGAGGTTTTTCGTGATGAACATGCCCCAGTACTGACTGACACAATATGTGAGGCCATTACTGAACTCAAATACTACAGTGGCGAGTTTGATATTGAATGGGGCAATAATGTCACTTATGGTAATGGTATGCCATGGCATGATCAAGAGCAGGATCGATTTCAACAATGGCTGAGGGATAATAATCGAGATCCTGCGGACGTTAATTTAAGTCTGGGGTATTTGCCCATTGGGCGGGTTGATTTGATCAGAAGCTTTGGTACCGACAGTCCAATAGAAATTAGAAAAATATTGGGAAAATATTTGGACATTTATCAAATTGAAGTCAATGGCACATGCGGTCAATTTAACTATTGCTGGTCAGATGATGATTATCAACAGCAACAGATTGATTCAATGAAGGCAGGATATGATTTTAGTAGTAAATATAATTAATCGGAGAGAAATTTGATGAGTTGGTTACGAAAAATTTATGCTCGTATTGTTTTAGAAATTACTTACCGTAAGAGACTTAAAGAGTTACGTAAACGCGATCCATTTATCTACAAATGATATTAGTTAACGGATGTAGTTTTACCTCTGGGGAAGAATCTCCAATTGCTTGGCCTCGAAAGTTGGATATTGATGTTGTTAATATTGCAACGGCCGGTGCCAGCAATGATTATATTTTAAGAAGTACCGTAGACTTTGTGGACAACAATCGAGTTGACGGAGTCATTGTTGCTTGGACTAGTCCCAACAGAATAGAAATTTCAAATAAACATCTTACCTCAGGTAGTTTTAGAAAATACGGAAAAGTTGTTGAAGAGGTTTTTAGAGATTGGGACGAGCAATGGGCATATTCAAAATTTTTAACACAAATTAAATTACTTGATAATTATCTTAAAGACATACCGCATGTCTTTGTCAGTGCATTTGATATACAGAAATATGCTTCTGGTGCTGGTCTAGATTGTTATTTGGGTTGGCCCAAGCAAGGTTTGGTGGAGTGGATGGGAGATTGTAGTTTGGGCTCTGGCGGACATCCATTGGAGGCAGGTCATCAATTAATAGCAGATCGAATCAATGAACATATTAGGAATCT